TCTTATACAGGAGGTGCCCTTGTCCGTATCAAGGTGGATGATACAGGAAGTAAGATGCCATTTGGCGCAAAGTTTGGAGCGGATGTGGATGCTGTTACGAAGATAGCAGAGTATGCGAAGAAGAAGAATATAGGTCTACAGGGAATCAGTTTCCACGTAGGCTCGGAATCAAGGAATCCTGACGCACATAATATGGCAATTGAGCTGGCAGGCGCCCAGTGTAAGAAATTGCTCAGCGCGGGACACATGGCCACCATCATAGATATTGGTGGTGGATTTATGCCAGACAAGGAGTTGTTTGGAATGCAGGCGGCTGGAATTCGTAACGCCATTTTTATGAAGAGGAAGGCTGGTCTCCGTTTCATTGCGGAGCCTGGCCGCTTCTTCGCAACGGAGTCGCAAGACTTGTTTGTCCAGGTGATTGGAAAGAAGCCTGGGGCTAATCGCACTGGCTGGCGTTACACGCTGGATGAGAGTCTGTATGGGCAGTTCACGAACATCCTCTTCGACCACCAGGAGCCGCGGTGGATGCGCATTCCCCAGCGAGAGGGTGCCAAGGGTAAGAGGGGTGCGGGTATTCTGTTCGGTCGCACATGCGACAGCTTGGATGTCATTGCGCGGTCGGATGATATGGAAGAGCTGGAGGTTGGTGACTGGCTGTGGTTTCCGCATATGGGTGCGTATACAACAGTGACTGCGAGTGAGTTTAATGGCTTTCCGAAGCCGCCCGTGTTTATGGACGCGGGCCTCCTACCTCTGAAGAGTGATGTAAATATGTCGTCATCTGTGGGGAAGATACAGTATGTGAAGGCCGTTAGCGCAAAGGAGATGCTAGCATAGCCATGAGCCGTTAAAATTTGAAGCCCGTCTACCTAAAAATATTTTTCAAAACAAATGACCTGCTCCATCTGTCTTGAAACATATACACGAGAACTTCGTCTCAAGGTAACATGTCCTTATTGTCCTTCTAACGCATGTCGAACCTGTATTCAGCGCTACCTTCTCACGAGCCACGAGGACCCTCATTGTATGAGTTGTAAGAGGGGATGGAATCGTGAGTTCATTGACATCCATCTGACGAAGAGCTTCCGAAACGGCCCTCTTCGCAAGCACAGGTCTAAGACGCTCATGGACCGTGAGAAGGCCATGCTGCCCGCCATGCAAATCTTCGTAGAGGCGACGAAGAAACTGCGGGCGACCTCGGAGGAGATGACAATAGTAGTACAGACTATGCGTAAGTACGAGCTGAAACATGTTGAAATTCTTCGTTCTCGTGACGTTGTTCGCGCTAAACTTCGCGCAGCTGTAAATGAGGAAGAAGAGAAGAAGGCGTATGATGAGCTCGATGAGAATTGCCAGTTATACGGTTTCGTTCAGGGAAAGCTTGCGCGTATTCGCTTTGACCACGAGACTATTAACCGTAAGATTGGCAGGTGGCAGAATATTCTGGAGGGGCGTGCCGCGGATGCGGATAGGACGACTGAGGTGCGCGAGTTCATCCAGCGGTGCCCTGGAGAGGGTTGCCGCGGCTACCTCTCGACAGCCTACAAATGCGGTGTCTGCGCAAAGTACACATGTAAGGACTGCTTGGTAGTGATTGGCGACAACAGAGACGTCGAGCACACATGTAATGAGGAGGCGAAGGCGTCCACTGCGTTGATTCGCCGTGAGACGAGGCCGTGTCCCAAGTGCGGCGTGCGCATCTACAAGATAGATGGGTGTAGTCAAATGTTTTGCACACAGGAAACATGTCATACTGCGTGGGACTGGAACACGGGTCACATTGTCACAGGCGCAATCCACAACCCCCACTACTATGAGTATCTCCGCCACAGGAACGGCGGCGCGATGCCTCGTGAGGCTGGTGACATCCCTTGCGGCGGTCTTCCAGCCATCTGGTATTTCAGTCGCGAGATTCTGACGATTCCTGAATTGCCAGCCGAGCAGAAGAACTTGATTCTGAATGTCCACCGTTGTTTGACGGATATGCTGGATGTGCGTCTGCCTGAGTATCCTGCTCGTCTTGCTGCGAATGTCAATAAGGACATTAATATTCGCTATCTCATGAATGAGATGGAGGAGGCTGACTGGCAGAAGGCGCTGGAGCAGCGAGAGACGAAGTTCGAGCGGAAGAGGGAGATTGGCCAGATTCTGACGACCTTTGCGCACGTGGGCGCAGAGTTTATTCGCGGTCTCATTAACGCTCCTGGCGTTGATGGTCCGTCAAAGCATGCGCTCATCGCAAAGAGGTGGAATGAGACAGTAGCAAAACAGGTGGAGGATCTGCGGCTCTACACAAACAAGAGTCTGGTGGAGCTGGGGAAGCGGATGTGTTGTGCGATTCCTCAGGTAGATAGGCGCTGGAATTACGTGCCGCCTCGCAGGGAGGGACTGGCTGAGCCACCTGCGACAGGTCCTCCTGTCATCAACAATGTTCAAGCGGCGGCTCTCGCAGGACAGGTGGCTGGCCATCTTCATCGTGGACGGCGTGAGGAGGCACGGGTACAAGCACAACCGCCGCAAAATCGTTTTGAGCCAGGCGACTTCCTAGATGACGACGCGATTGTTGTAGAATAGGTTTAAAACCCAAACCCCATTAAAATAAAAGATGGATCTGAGTACAATTCCTTGTCTCGTGATTCACAGAGAAAAAGATATAGAAAGAAACCCATCCATTTTTTACCTGGAGAGGTTGCTGGGTCGAACCGTCCAGCGGTTTGAGGCTATTTTGGGCGAGTATCTCATAGAGCAGGGGTTTCCAACGAAACATCCGCGCGAGCCAAATCCCACCAGCCCAGGGAACATTGGGTGTACCGCCAGCCATGTTGAGATTCTGGAGGCGACTCTTCGCAGCCACTTTCCATACTGCTGTATTTTCGAAGATGACGCAGAGGTTGTAGGCGCAGTGGATCCGTATCTGAAAGAGGTATCCCAGCTACCACCTGCCGACCTCGTCTTTCTTGGTGTAAATGAGATTGTGGATGGAGAGCCCACTGCGAATCCAGCGATTCAGAAGGTCGAGCGCTTCTGGGGAACCCACGCGGTCATTGTGAGTCGCAAGGCGATGCTGGCCATTTTCGAGGTCTATACACAGAGCTTGAAAGATGGATATGCGCTTCCTGCGGACTGGCTCTATAGTTTCGCCATCAAGGCGAAGGAGCTTGTTGCGTATGCGCCGTCTATTCCTATTGTGAGACAGCGACCTGGTCTCACGTCACTCACGTCTGGGAATGTGAGACGTTAGGTGATAGGCATCACCGTTAAGCAGGCGGCTTAATTGGCGGCGCAGTCTCAGACAGGTCGGTAGGCAGGATACCCAACATCTCTTGGCCCCACCGAATTGTCTGGCGGATTTTAGTGTCTGACATCCGTGTCCTGTACATGCGGAAGTCAAACATCTTACCGCTGAAGAGTTCATCGCGCAGCTCATATGTGCTGCTGTGGTCTGTCCAGTTCGACTTTCCAAGATAGTTGTTCGTTGTGCTGATTGGCTGCGGCAGGAATCCGCTGGGCTGGACGTAAACCATCTCTCCATTTACGAAAATACCGATGTCAGGGCGGGCGGCATCTTCTGTGATGGCTGTGACCGCAATATGAACCCATTGTTTAAGAGGGATGATAGAGTTCACCTTGATATTCATCTTCCGCTGCTGGCTGTCCCAGACCTCATAATGAAGAGTCGCCTTGTTTGAGGGTCCTTTGGGCGTCGGTGTACGTACCGTGCTGGGTGGCAGAATGCGCGCCTCCACTTGCTGGTCTATATCCACATACTCATCCACATTCGCAGCCGTCGTCTTCATGAACTCCTGTGGAGACACCTCCTCCACCGCCTGCTGTCCTGTCTTGCCATCAGGAAGTGTAGACCCGCTGCTGCAAAGAACAGAGCGAATATCAGCAGTTCCCGCTTGTGGGTCACCCTTTCCAAGAATGCCTAGGAACGTGTTATTGCGTCCAGCGCCATCTCCGAAATCAAAGATGTGCGCATTGTTTGTGAATTCGTTAAAATAGACCCAGACACTGAAGGCTCTCGTAGTGCGCAGCTTCACAACAGAGCCCAGAGATAGGTCAGGTGCGTCAGCAATGCGCATGAATTGCTGGGCGCCGTCGAATGTAAGTCCATATGTCGGGGTGGGGCGTGGTGTTTCGTCGATAGCCAGACTTCCACCTGAATAGACTTGGGCAGAACCTATATAATCCTTCATGTCATCACGTAGGCGTAACCACATAGTACAGCCATCGTAGAAGTTGAGCAGTGTCTTGATATCGTCGGGCGGAAGAGGGTCGGCCACGTCGCTCTCATCAAATCCGAGGTCGAGCGCCTTGCGACACATCGGCTGGTAGGAGCCATCCGCAGCTTTCAGAATACGACAGTAGGCCGCGCGGCCGTCCTTCATAATGTCGCGCATATAGTCGTCACGGCTGAGCTTGAGACCCTTTCCAACAGTATTTGTTTTAAAAATGAGAGTGGCTCCCTTAGTGGCTCCTTCAGTTCCTCCAAGAGCGCATGTGAAGAAGGAGAGGGACTCGTCAGGAATATCGCTTTTCGGGACTACTATGCGGCAGTAATCCTGCTGTACGCCTAGACGCTGAACATCAGTGTAGTCGTGGAAATATCTGCCGTCCATAATGTATCCAGCCTCCTCTTTCATCGGATTCACCATCCTGTTTTTTGTTACAAACTGTGAGAAATAAGAGGGTTTGGAATAATAAGGAATAACGCTGAGAGTCTCAAATCCCTCTGAGAGTTTATGCGGGGCGAGAAGTTCTAGAAGGAGTATGCTACACAATAGTATTAGTCCTATCCATATACTTCCGGACATCTACCGTGTGCTCTCAAAATATGCGCAGCATGGGAGCGTAGAAATTTGAATCATTTCTGTTCTCACACACTTATAAGAAATGATTCTATTCGGGCTCTTTGCCATGATACTTGGTGTGTCATCAACAATAATAACAGATAATGGTTGTACTTGTGCGACTGTTCCGAATGGAACCACCCCTCTTGGATGTTCCAACAAGCTCGACTGGACTAACCAGACAAGCAAGTGGTGTCTTACAGGGGCGTGTGGCAGCTATTATGGAGGGTTCGGCTACGTAGACTCCTGCTCACAGGCTGGATTCCCGTCTGTAAACATAGTTCCGCCTACCTATTTGGAGTGGGACCAGACGGGGTATACATTCTACACAGGTCAGACTATCACAGTGAATTGGACATCGCAAAACATTGCGGCCAGCGAGTGGCTGAAAATCGCATACTCCGCGCGCACTCTAACAACAGGTTCAGGTGTAAATGTTACAGCAGGTACTTACTCTGTCCGTATCAGCGATGGCGGCACATCTGTTGCTACGAATGTGCCCGTTGTTGTGAGTAGCACGACGAGTCCTGCCGTTGCGGCGAATAGCACTCTTATCTCGGTACTTCAGAGCAAGATTTCCTATGTGAATGTCTATGACGCTGGAACTTTAGTTGCGACGGGCGGCAGCATCGTAGCAGACGGTCGAAACGTGACGATTCAGTGGCGAGGGTTGGGAGAGGCCGGTGTAGGCGTTGCGTCAGTCACTGTGAAGAGCAGTTTTGGCGGAGGAGGCGGCACGACCATCGGAACAGCTGTTACAGGACTTGTGGCGCAAGGGAACATGACGGTCAATTACACATTTCCGCGTGGTGTTGGTGGCTTTGGCACCTATACTGCTCAGGTATCCGTTCAGAGTCCTGGGACGGGTGTAACACCTTACACACTCTCATCAAACTCATTCAGTATAGCGACGGCGCCAACACAGACACCTACACTGTCGACGACACCCTCTGCGACACCTACACCGTCACTCTCATTAGGCGCATCAGCGTCTATAACACCTACGCGCACACCTACACCATCACAGACAAGTCTAGCGAGCCCCACATCAAGCCCTACACCAAGTGCTTCCGACACAGCAACACCGACACAAACACAGACACAGACGCCATCGGGAACTGCGTCACCCTCTCCGACACCGACTACGCCGCCTGACCTTGCCGCCATCAGCAAAGCGGCAACAAAGGAATCTATGGATTTACTGACTACAATCGTGGGAGCCTCCATAGGCGGCTTGTGTTTCGTATGTCTTATAGGAGGGGTTACTTATAAACTTTACCAGCGCAAGCTCGCACAGGATAGGCGAGCACGTAAGCTAAGTATGGCACGCAGACAGCTCGTTGATAGAACATCTGTTTATAATTATGTACCGCCTAGACAGACTCCAGCATTATCAGCGTATCGTTCAAATCCAGTAAAAGTCAACTCTGTGTAGATATGCTGAGAGGTGGTTCTCTTCTCGGTTCTGGAACATACGGGTGTATTTTTACACCACCCCTCTTGTGTAAAGATGATATGAAAACAAATGAAACAAAACTCGGAAAAATAACGGAACCGATAGACTTCGTGATTGAGATGACAGCAGCGAAGATTCTCACCCCTCTCGGCCTTCCTTATTTTATTCTACCCGATATTAACTCATCATGTGTTCCCGATATGAAACAGCGCGATAAGGAGTTGGCCAAGTGTAAGATGATAAAGCAAGACGCTGACCTAGAGAAGGTTATTCAATTCACGATGCCTTATGCTGGAAGAACACTGTTCAGCCGCATTGTAGACTACGACTTTCTGCGCGGTCGCCTCCGCTTTTTTGACATGATGCTCCAGCTATTGGAGGCCGGTGCCTACCTCATTAGCGCCTCCTATGTCCATTTCGACATTTCTATTAACAATGTGGTGATAAACGACAAAGGGCAGACGGCGCTGATTGATTTCGGCCAGAGTTTTTCATCCAAGACAATAACACCCGCTGTTCTTGAACTGCGTAGAAAAGTTTATGACCCTATCTCTATAACAGAGCCACCTGAAATTACACTTTCACAGGCACCAGACCAGGCCGCAGATAATATAAACTACGTGATTGAAAGAAAGGAGATATTTTCGTTAGCGCAGAAGGTGCTTGGCATAAAGCGAGTACAGCAGGCCGCTGAACTTCGCGATTTCTGGGTCTCTAGTCGCGCGGCAAAGAGCGGGGATTGGCTAACTCTCTGGAAACTCTACTGGCCCACGTTCGATAGCTGGGGAGTTGGGGGATGTCTTTTACAGGCCCTCGACCCCCTCTTATACAAGAGAGAGTTCGTTGATTCGCCTATGTGGCGGCGTCATGGTGCGACGATTAAATCTATTTTGCGCGGAATGCTACAAGCAAATCCTCGTAAACGTTTGGATTGTGTGGAGGCCCTCAAGCTTTACGACCCCGATAACGCCTGGTTTGAGGCACACGGGACTTCTTGGATCGCCGCGCGCGAGAAGCAGCGCGTTTAGACTTATGCTTCCGTGTATGCTTAGGAAGACGCCCTCGCGCACCACCCGTCGTCACACGCAGCTTCAGCTCTTCGTTGGCAATTTCCCCGTTCTTGTGCTGCTTCACGTTGCGAGGAACACACAAATAACCGCAGAAAATATCATAATTGAGCACACCATGATGGTTTGTCCAATTATTATCTGCGAGCTCAGGGTCCCAAATCGGATGGCCGCCTGCATCAAGCTTCGTCACCGGTTTCGCACCACCTTTCTGCGACCACCAGCCGTCGGAATCTTGGCGAAGAAAATGATAGTCCTGGTCTTCATCGACGACGAGTGCTATCTTTGACGTGCCCTTCGGACATTTTTGCTCAAACTCTGACTGTTTTATCGAAGGGTTGTCTCCAAGAATACGAGCAATCATTTCGGGACATGTCTTTGGCCGGTCAGCATCAAATCCCAAGAAACCGGATACGAGGCCGGGCTGGTGAAAAGGAAGGTTACAATCAGGTGAACTCAGACACTTGTAGATTTGCTTTGGGTCGAGTATATTAAGAGCGTACATGAAACAGTTGTGTGTGTCTACATGTTCCTTCTTCCCATTCCAGAGCTTGGAATCATAGTTGGGTTCGAAGCCTGAGAGTGGCGCGATACGCGGACATTTATCTTTGTGCTCTGGGCAGAATGCGCTTTTTGGCCCCGAGTGATTTTTACACGTCGATAGGCACTGACACCTCCCTAGGCGGTCTTGCTCCACCATCTACTAAGGGTGTAGGTGATTCTCCAGCCTCTTCTAAAATTGTATCAAGTCTGGGGCCGGTCTGAAGAGGGTTGAGAGGTGTAATAGGAATTATATTGTTCTGGCGAGGAGGTACTTCTACTGCTGGCGCCCCTATAGCGTTAGGCTCTTGGAGACGGTGATATTCGTCCTCCACTTCCCGCATTCGGATTTTTTCAATCATGTGACAGAAGAAAATGTATTGATTGGCGTGGGTTGGATCTTGACCAGGCGTGTAGAATCCACTGTAGCGGCCAGAAAGTCCAGCATATTGCCAGCCCTCGCTGATAATGTGCTCTTTGTTTGTGTGTAGGAACATGTATTTCTTGTCTATCTTGAAGAGGGTGAGCAGGCCGTTACAGGTTGTGACGAGGAGGGATGTAATCCAAGTGACCCAATAAATCTGATTTTCCGCAGTCATATATTGGATGGAAAGAAGCGCGGGAACAATGAGAGAGCCGACCGTAACAATGCTGTGGCTTACATGATATAAAAGAGAGATACGATATGCGCGATAGCACATTTGGTCTACCAGAATAACATACCTCTCTTTCAGTATGTTTTTCTGTATAATAGAGAGTTCGAGCCTATCTATTACCTGATTAAAGGGTGGTTGACTCCTCTTGAAGCACATCTAATTTAACCGCATAAAATTGAAATGCGGCGTGGCTAGTCAATCACCACAATGTCTAACTACACTCTCGCATCAACAGCATATCTTGACATCGATGTCAGCAGCTCGGTCTGCTACATTGACCAGGATGACTGGGAGAGGCGATTGACAGAGTCGGTAGATATTCGTCGTCTCTTCGCTGTCATTACATTCGCACCGTATGTTACGCGTGTTTGTGCTGTAGAACATGTGGCTCGACGTCATGCTCCACAGCATATGGAGAACCCCATCTTTGTTCCTCTCTGGATGCTGCCTGAGGGGGCGCCTCTTGGAGACACTGTGGAAGTGGAATTCTTCAGTCAGGACGCATTCCCAGAGGGGTCGCGGATTGTACTCAAACCACTGGATTCCGCGTTTTACAACACGGATGCGAAGGAGATGCTGACAGAGTCGCTGAGCCGCCTCGGTGTTCTGAAGAGGGGCGATACTGTGCTTCTTCGGTTGGACGAGCTGGGCGGATATGAGATGGGATTCTATGTGAGCGAGCTGGAGCCGGCTGATATTGTCTTGCTGAATGCGGAAGAGGTGGCGGTGGAGTTCGAGGAGGCGGCTGACCAGTGGGATGGGCGGCCCGCAACCCCTATTCCTGAAGAACCTGAACCCTTGCTTCCCGACGTTTCAGGCACAGTGTTGGGTGGTGGTCCTGTACGCCGCATGGCAGATGGGCGGCCTTGGAATCCTTATCGGTAATATTCGTTTCTTAAAAACAAATGTCAATGGTAGATGGCTTCAAGTCGTAAAATACTTGATGTAGACTTAATCACACTTCGCAAAGTGAATATTAAAGGAGAGCGAAATTCAATTGTTCCATCAACCGCCGTTCTTATGAGTGACGGTCTAGGAGGAACATATTGGTCACGTGTTAGTTCAATAGGAACTTATCCGAGTTTCCAACAAATCATTGTGGACTGTAACACTTATAACGCGACACCCAGATCACAATCATTCACGATTATTAGTGGCAATGGTATTGGATTTCTTGATGCGGGTCCCGGGTCAAATGCCACATATATCTATGCGAAGGCGTTCCAGACACTCGCAATCAATGGGCTCTCCTCTATCAACGCATTCACAAACGGTATCGTAACGCCCGCCATTAATTTATCTTCTATGGGCGGTCTCCAGCTCTCAACTGACACGACGACGCAGACAATCTACTTCAATGCCGGTCTCAAGAATGTAAATGTAATTCAAAATACGTCGACATTTACAAACAACCTCGGACCTCTTCTGGGCACAGCTATGCCGATTACACCACTCTATTCAACGCTCACGTTTTACGGAATTGGTGACATCAATCTCTACCCTGACCGGCCGTCAAACTCTATCTATATTGGAATTAACGGCTACACTGCTCAAAATTACATTGATTTATCTGGGCAAGTCAATACTCTGAGCAATGATATGATTGGATATGCGAACGGACTCTATGTCAACAAGGCGCAATTTTCAACTGCTGAAATAACACTTTCAACAGGTGTAGGTCAGCAACTCTCAACGTACCAGATTTCATCCACCTATCTTACGCTCTCCACCTATACAAACTCGAATGTATCAACATTCTCGACCCTCTATTCATCGCTCTCAACATATACCTATTTTAATATTTCAACCCTCTCCAGCTATTTTTACGCTGTAAATCAATCAACCATTTCCAGCTTTATGTATAGGCAGCTGGCAAGCACCGTCGCTGGATACTCATCTTTTTATAGCACAGTTACCTATACGCAAGTAACGAGTACTCTGTCAAGTATAAATTCCTTCGCAGTCAGTTCGCCGTCCCTTATAAGTACATCGTCGAATCTAATTTGCCAGATAAGCTCGCTTGCGGCGTCCTCTATCGTTCTTACACAGAACTGCCTCTCAACAATGTCAACCACAATGACCTCTTCATTCATCTCGATATTTACCCCGAGAGTGAATATCTTGAGTTCGCTGACATATAGTGGAAGACGTGGTGACGCTGTTCCATTTACGTTTAATGCGAATGGACAGCTTATCATAAGTACAGCCGAATTCAGTTTCAAAGACATCGCAAGCACTATACATTCAACGCGCGCCGACATTAGTCTTGAGTATAACCCCGTCTTATTGTTTCCAATGGCATCCGCCGCAACAGTTATACCCCAGAATATCTCTACCTACATTCAATACAAAGACGGAACTATTCTGTATAATACTACATTTAGCGATTATATGACCTGGAATCAGTATTCTCCTGGCGCCGATGGATTCTACTCTAACTTATACTCCAAGTATATGCGGCTTAACATAGACCCTGGATTTGTCTTGTCAAACGGTGTCAGTAACTATACAATTTATCACCGTCTTTCAACGGCATCACTCTATGTAAATGGCCTTAGCCAATCCATGAATAGTACATGTCATATTCGAACACCCATTCAGAATTCCCTCTTCTTGAATCTTTTTAATAAGGATTAAACGGCGTTCACTATGCGCTTATGCCGACGACCCCATTTTCCTCTACCCTCTGTAGATGTCTGCCAGTGCTCGCAGGACGATTGATACAGACAATATAACTCTTCGTACTGTCTATGCTAGAGGCCCAAACAATACGAATATCCAAAGCACGCTGGCGCTTACGGCAGATGGGCGAGGTGGTACACGCTGGGTACATCCTAGCAGTCTCGGTGCTTACACGCTCAACTATATTTCCACGGACGTCTCCATGATTCACTGGGACCTCTCTCTCAATAACGTCTTCTACTTGACAGGTGGTCAAGGCATCGGAATTCAGAGCAGCCCCACAAACTCCCACCAGTCCATTGTCTACGCAAAAGCCTACCAGGCCATCCACGATATCAACTCTGGTTCCAACATGACTCCGCTGGATGCGTGGAATCCAGCCAGGGCATACTCGACGCTGTACTCGACAATCAATGTTTCAACGACCAGCTGGATGATTTACCCATCCATTTGCTCGCCCCAGCAGACACTGTACTGGAATACGAATCCAATAAAGTTTCTGGTAACTTCGGGCGTTTCAAGTATTAATACAGACTATATTACCAATGCGCGTTTATTTTCTACAGTAGCATCGACGTGTATCTCGAGTCCCAATTTCCCTCTCTCAACCTTCCTCTCAACCTTCTACAACAACTCCACCTTCTACGATGAAGTGAATATAGACAGCGTGAATTCCACTATACGCTTCTTGGGCGTCCGCGATGTACAACTCTCAACATTACTCACGCCTCAGCGCTCAGTCTTCTTCAGCATCAGCACCTTCACAAGCGAAGGCTACCTAGGTCTCAGCGGCGAAATCTCGTCTCTCCGCGGCCTTTCTACAACCATGCCTTATCACTATCGCAGCTCTATTCTTTTGAATAAGTCAAATGCGTTTCTGAGAAATGGCCCTATACTTGATTATCTATCCACGACGTACAGGGGTACATGGACTACAACGTTCACACCTCTAAACGGAGGCCCTCCTATCCAAGCGACTACGTCAACATTAACAAGTAGTATTGGATTTCCTTACGCACCTGGTGGATTTCGCGGAACAAACGTTCTTTCATCTTCAAATCTTGAAATACCTGTTGGTTCTGGAAGAAATTACAGAGTTGATTTGACAGAGAACAATACGAACGTATACACAGGAGACGCTTACATAAGCAGTTTTACATTTAACATGGGACCCTTCTCAACAATCATAAACAGGAATAACAGTACGTCAATTACTCTTGATTATACACCTAACTTTCTTCTGGCGCCAAACAGTACAATAGGCAATGGCGCAGGAGTAAATACTAACTTCGCTATTGGATTTTCCACATTCTTGAGTTATGGAGGCGTTGAGACTGTACCTGGAACAATTGTAGAGGATCTTTTATACACAACTGGCCAATATCCCGTTCAAAACCCCGTCTATGCTCGTTTGAGAATAGATATTCCAAAGGAGTATGTATCAACACATTATCTGAGTAACTATTCTGTGTATCATTATTTCCCGAACGCAATCGCTGGATATTCAAACTCGAATGCGAACGTGTGGCCCCCCACTAACTATTTATACAATCGCGCGGGTCTTTCATCGCCTCAGATTATGTCTTATACATCAAGACAAAACGTCGCATATATTACGATTATTGGACACTAAGATTGAATCCTTCACGTTTAGCAAGCTCGACCGCCCAGCTCTCTAGTTGTCCTCCTACAACTGCTGTAGGGCGATAAGGCCACGGACTCATATACACAGCATTTGGATGCTTGTGTACACGCATCCATGCCAGGTGTTTCTCATCATGACTCATCAACCACTCTTTGAAGTACTTCTGCCCCTGCCGATTCTCCGCGTAATTGGCGCGAATTTCCAGAATGCGTCGCTCCTCCTCAGTCAATGGCCCGGGATTATCAAGGTCAAAGTGAAAACACAACTGGGTATACCATTCCAGCAAGGGTTGCGGCCGCCAAATACACATCTGAAATACGAACAAGTAAGCGTCTCGACTCGCATCTAAGATTTTCCACCCTTCCGAGTACATGACATCGTCTACGTGAGGCCCTGGACACGGCATCCAGCGAATGCTTTGAATGGATGCGTCCTGCTCCATCATCTCAATACTGTCTTCAATCGCCACGGAATCTGGAAAGCGCTCCAAGAGGAAATCTTCCTGGACAGGAATAATGAACTCGTAGAGCGACAACTTGCGAACTGTCGCGGCACGACATGCGAGGAATCCCGAGTCCTTCTCGTCCAAAATCAGAATTTTCACGCCATATTTGTTTCGTAACCCCTCTATGATGGGGTGGTCAGGCTTTTCAGTGGCAATCCATATGTCCCACTTGAGAAGGGGTGCATATCGGTGAATGAGACCGATATGTAGTGGAAGAAGATAGAAATACTTGGGAGTTGTGTTAATAACATATGCAACATCGGTTCTATCCATTGGATAGATTCTGCGGCAAACTCTTAGACCTTTGGCTTAAACTTAAGATAATCGTTCCGAATAGAATGCTTCGCACCCTGTTCCTTGCGTTTGTAGCGACAGCCTCTGCGCAGCAGTGTACAACCCTCTCCAGCCTCGTTCACACCACGACAGGAGCCCCGCAAGGTCTTTCAACCCCCGATTGCTCCTATATTCAGGCAAATGCAGCAGCAATCTGCAACACCCTCGGCTCATGGGATATTATTAACGGTAACGCATGTCAAATGCGGGGTCCTGGCTACGGCTGCCAGTTTGCTAACTCCCTGTTCTCAACACAGGAGACCTTCTATTGCCAGGTCGGTCCCGCCCCCACATCGACGGCCAGCAATACCCCTGTCCCCACCGTTTCACCCATTGCTTCTGTATCCACATCTCAGAGCCCTACAGTGACCTTATCACCGACATCGTCTGTCTCCGCCACAGGCAGTCCATCACCCTCTCCCAGCCCCTCGCAAAGCGCATCAGTCTCTGCGTCAGCCTCACCTCTCACAAGCCCTTCAGCCACCGTCTCAGTAAGCGTATCCTTCTCTCCTCGGGCAACCGTATCACCCTCTGCTTCATCCAGTGTCACAGTATCCGCAACTGGCACTGCGACGTCCACGTCAACACACACGATTAATCCCGTCTATATTTACGTCAATACGACGAATTATGTACCTGTTTCAGTGACGGATACGTCAATCGGCAAGGGTCAGGCCGCGGCAATAGGCTTATCGGCCATTTTTGGATTCACTCTGCTCAGCGCACTGTGTTTTGCTATTTTTAGAAGGGCCGCACCCAAAGACGACCTTCTACGCCCGTCTATAGTAATCCGTGAGCCGGTTTCTCGTCGCCCATCAGTAGTGCGCCGCAAATCAGTGGTAGATGAACCGAAATCTCGCCGCGGCTCGGTCGTAAAAAGTGAAGTATAAAAGCCTAACGGGTCTAAGCATTTAACACATTCTCCATAAAGAATGTGGGGAGCGCATCCAAAAACCGGTAAACCCATCAGGATTCTTCAGACCGAGACAAGTATTTCAAAGGATAGAAAGACCATTGTCTGGGTCGGCCCTGATACTCCTACACATGAAGGCGAAGAGCTAATTCCTTGGAATCGCTGGGAGGTCGGCGCACTGAACCGCAGCTATCTCACGCCCACCACAAACATCCTTCTTCTCTGTGACCCCACATCAGCCGCCGACGATGCCGCCTGGCTACGCACAGGTGCGTGGAAGGATTTGACGATGATTCTCGCCGCCCGTGACACTCTCAATATACTCGGAGAAAACGCTCTGAAGGAGATGGGTGTTGGAAACATGATTTGCCTCGAGGAGGTAGCGGACATCTATCCTTTTGTCGGCGCAGCGTGGGACGGAACAACAAACGACGCGGCCCTTCTCGCATCCATTCTTATGCGCATGAACCGCGCATTTGGTATTCATCCCGCGCCCCGCACCGAGACGATGGTAAAGGTTTCCTACCTGCCGCCTAGCCCTCCACAGCTCTGGCTCATTGGACAGTATTACCGCCCTGACAAGGCGCGCCGCGCGATTGAAATCACGAAGTGCTTGGAGAAGAATGTGGCATGCTCTCTTATCGACAAGATTGTCTTGCTCAACGAGGCGGATCTCAGCCAGTACTTTCCCAAGACTAGTAAAATCCAGCAAGAAGTGATTGGCCACCGTCTGACCTATGCGGCCGTCATTCGCTGGATTGCGGAGAAGGCACCAGCGAATACAATCTGCGTCTTCGCAAACTCCGATATCTATCTTGATGAGACATGGAGGGCGCTCTGGTCAACGTCGCTGGAGGACCGATTCCTCTCTCTCCTGCGGTATGAGGCCGTCGACGGCGTACCTGATGACAAGCATGCGCTGTTTGGCCCTCGCCCTGACAGTCAGGATACGTGGGTCGTTCTCAGTGACAGTGTGAAGTCTAAGCGCTGGGATTACTCAGCACTGGAGTTCAACTTCGGTCGTGCTGGATGCGACAATGCTATAAATGTAGAGATGCTGAAGGCGAAATTCCTCGTCGCCAACCCAGCTCTTACCCTCAAAACGCACCATCTTCACACCAGCGAGATTCGCACGTATGACCCCCAGGACATCGTCGACAAGCCGATGTATTTCTACATCCAGCCGACGGGCCTTCACGACATGAACCCGCTCTTCACTCCCAAGCCTGATAGCACGATTGTCGCAGAGCCCTTCGCCCGTCCTATTCTCGGCCCGAATCCTACGCATCTGAAGACGTTCGCTGCGATGGTGTCCCGCGGCGAGAAGTACAAGCTGGCAGCCGACGGCGCAAACATCTTCACGCCTGACCCGATTCCTGTCTATGAAGTCAACGACGTCTTCCAGACGCCTACTGGTCTCGCATATTCATATTCCAGTCTCTATGTTGGCAAGACGAAGGCTGGTAGTGAGGCGTGGAACAAGAGCCACATCTCTGGGCTCAGCCCCAGTCTCGTGGTTGATGTCGGTCTCATCGCACCTCTTCCTGACGAGTATGTGAAGAATGCGGCCTCTTATGTGCTGATGTATCTTGCGAATATCCTGCTTTTGCGCGAGAAGGCAGGGAAGGGCGAGTTCTGGTCCCCCCGCGAGAAGCCGTTTTTGAATGCGCTCCAGATGTTCAACTGGAAGCAGCGCGAGGTGCCGGTTCTTCCTCGCGATGAGTCAATCCAGGTGTTCTGTAAGAAGGGTTATATCATGCTGCCGTCTGATACAAACACCATCACGCGCAAGCACGTGGCGGCACTTCGCGGCGCCCTTCTTGGACCATGGCAACCTGTCGCCGAGGAAAAGCGTTGTGTCGTCTTCTACGACGAGGTCTACTGTACTCGCGAATTCATCAATGAGCTGGAGCAGAAGCTTCAGTACGAGGTCCGCGTTGTGTGGCCCGCCACCGAGAACATTGCGTCGCACCTTCTTGGAGCTAGCCTCGTGATTGCTGGATCTGCGAAGGGCGGAATCACGCGCTGGGGCTGGTCTTGGATTCTTCCGAAGGGTGCCCAGATTGTGGAGATTCAGAATGAGATGGAGCCTGACGCGGATTGTCTCCATCTGGCAGCCGCGGCCGAGATTCGCCACTCCCTCTGTATCTGCCCGAAGGCTGTTGGACCTGGCCTAGTCGACACGGTGCTGAAGGCGATGACGATTACGGAGCCGGTCAAGGCGCCCGTCAACACGAAGCCCATCCTCATTCTTCCTGACCAGGAAGGGTTCTTTGGACATGCTGGTGACAGTTTCCGCGAACTGGCTCGCATGTGGATGGTGAAGGGATATGTGAAGATTGTGGAAGATAAGCATGCTCATCATGTGTGGCTACATGGAATCGGCAACGTACTCCTCTATGACCGGCCGACATACGAGTGGCTGGAGCAGTCGCCTCCTGATGAGAAGACCTACAAGAAGGGGCTCTTCGGAAATCCCGCGCCTCCTGCTGGCGGAAAGGCGTGGTCCTTCTGGCCGAGGCGTCCCGCAATCGTGGAGGAGATGTCGACGACGAGCGCGCCTGCCACGCCGTTTGGAGACCGTCCGCAAACCCTCGTCTTGTATGGACGCATCGAGAACGCAACACAGAAGAAGCGTCGCCCTATGAACTGGGCCGCGGCGTGTAGCGAGTTTGTGATGCCTGTCGGCGGCGACAAGGCGTATCCCTTCTCGCAGCGCGAGTATCTGGAAAAGCTTACAGTGGCGAAATTCGGCCTCTGTCTTCCTGGATATGGCTGGAAGTGTCACCGCGAGGTGGAGTGTATGGCGATGGGCTGTGTTCCGATTGTGAGCCCTGATGTGGATATGACGAACTATGCCAATCCGCCTGTAAAGGGTGAGCACTACTTTGTCGCGACCACGCCTGAGGAGGCTCGCGCTTTGGCGACAACAACGAACGAGGAGACATGGTCAAAGATGTCGGCGGCTGGTCGCGCATGGTGGAAGGAGAATTGTAGCTGTGATGGAATGTGGGCGCTGACGCAAAAACTGACGTCTTAAGAAAAACCCACGTAATCATCATAGATGATCAAGATTGGAAACGCCGGTTTTATAGAGTGCCTTGAGGTCTTTGGCGATGATCTCACGGTTGTCAATGCCGCGCGTGTATCCTTCGCGAAGGAGAGCAAATCTATGGAGCTCCGTGATGAGAAGCTGATTGCGTATCTCGCAAATCACGGCCACAACAGCCCCTTCTTCCACCCGATGGCTCGCTTCCGACTGAAGATGCCGATTTTCGTGGCGCGCGAGTGGTTCCGCCACACGGTCGGCTTCGCCCGCAATGAGGTCAGTCGTCGCTACGTGGATGATGCGCCAGAGTGCTGGATACCGAGCACTCTCCGTGCGCGGGACTCGAATAAAAAGCAGGGCTCCAAGGATGAGCCGATTCCTAATCATGACGGTGTCCTGAAGCATGTTCAGGCGCATACAAATGGCGCGCTGGAGTTCTACAACTTCCTTCTGACAGAGGGTGTTGCGCCTGAGGTGGCGCGATCCGTTCTTCCTCAGTCCATGTACACGGAGTTTATTGAGACTGCGTCCCTCGCCGCCTATGCTCGTCTTTGTTCTTTGCGTCTTGATCCTCAAGCACAGAAAGAAATTCGCGAGTATGCGACGGCGGTTTCTGAGATGATGGCTGCGAAGTTCCCTGTGAGCTGGAAGGCGCTTCAGCCCAATCATTCCACGTCAGAATCTACATGAGGAACAATAATCTCGCGGACTGAATCCCATAGACCAACACACAAACCATTCTTTGGATTATAGACCTTGCTCTTACGTGTATCCAAATAATAGTTTGTCCCATTCAGCTCCCTGGCGATTACTTCAATCGTCTCCACATTGTCCACGTCAACTGGCTTCTCCTCTGAGAGGATTGCTATAGGTGGTGCTGTAACTGCCACCTTCTTCTTGTATATCTTCTTAGGTTTTTCTACTTGAGGCGGTGGTACTATAAGAGGTGCCTCTACCGCAACTGGCTGGTTAATAGCTTCAAGAACATTACTCTGAGCTAGACTTGCCACAACCTTATATTTACTATGCGTCTTAATAGGCTTAGCCTCCTGTACAGGAGGCGCCTTCTTCACTGGACCCTTTTTCTTTTCCGCAGGAGTCCACGACGACTTATCAGGAACCTCTGTTACAACTCCGTCACCCATATCTGGAAGAGGAGGAACATCTTTTAGCCCAGCCACTGCCGCTGCCCAAGCTGTCCGCGCTTTCGCTAAGTTCTCTGGAGAGATTCCAAACTCCTTCACATTCTCGAGAAACCACGGGCTGAATGCCATACGACTACGATTCACAGCCCGAATAGGCTCATTTACATTTCCAAGATAGTAATTCTGATAAGAACCACATGGCGCAGGTTTGGTAAGCTCTGGATCATCGCTCCGTATCTTACATCCCTCACAAAGACCCTTCTTAGTACCTAGCTCTTGACAACGGTAAGGAAGATAGAATCTCAATGGTGTCTTACCATCAGCTTGAAACCCTCCTTTAAAGAGAAGTTGATGTAGTTCAGAATCTTTGTTATCTCGGTAGATTCGCCATGCTAGACACTGTTCCATAGTGTTGTAACAAACCCCTCTTAAAGAGCCAACTTCAATTTTAACCCGACCTAAATTTGAAGCTCGACCCCTCCAAAAATCACCAAGGCAAAAATGTATAGCACACAGCACACTATGATGACGGTAAACGCCATTATTCTTCTGGCAACTGGATATGTTCATATTATTATGGGCTCTCACCCTACTGGCGCATTCATGCTTCTTCTCTCTATCAGCAACGTGCTCGGCATTGTATTCGAGCGACTGAATGAGCTTGAGATGTATCGTAAGCAGCAGCAGCTTGAATACGAGTGTGAGGTTGAGGAGGATGAGGACGATGAAGATGAAGAGGAGAAGGTCGATAATACCGCAGAGGAAGAGGAAGAGGACGAGGAAGTCGACGCCAACGATGCTGACGATGAGGATGAATCTAAGGAAGAGTCCGATGTCCACTACTGTGGTCACGAGGGGTGCGGAAAGGAGATCACGAACCTAGAAGGTGCTGGTCTCTGTTCTGGATGTGGACTTGTCTATTATTGTGACACCAAGTGTCAGCGCGCAGATTGGAAGGCGGGTCACAAGCTTGTTTGTGACAAGGAGGGTTCAATTGGCTCTGTAGAGAGGGAGGCTCCTGTAGAACCTGAGACCCTGGAGACTCTAGAGACTGTTCCTGAGACTGTGGAGCCCGTGGAGCCAGTAGAGGCTGTTGCGCCTGTTACGCCTGTAAAGATGAATCTTCCGCCCCCTCCGCCATATGGCTTCTCCGTTTAATAAATCTCCAAAGCCCTAGCCGACGGGTCGCTCACACCAGGCGACCACTTAGGCATCCAAAAATGCGGAATCACATTGTGTGATGACGCCTTACCATAATTAGCCTCAAAATGAAAACGATAATAATACTGCTCAGCCGTCCTAGGCGTCAGATTAGGATATTTTTGTTCGGCATCCTCGGCCCATCCCTTAGGAACAAAGCCCTCGACATATTCCGCAATCAGCTGCGACCAGCTCTTCTCCGTAGGGCTCACACCATCGCTGAACGCCTCCTTCCGTCGCCACAGAACCTCATTCGGCAGTGTCACGCCATCATCAAAGGCCCGACGCAGAATCCACTTCTCAGGAAAACCGCCCTTCTGGGGCCGCAGCCACTCCGTCGCAATCGACCGAGCCACGCTCACGAACTGCTTATCGAGAAACGGCGTCCGCGGCTCCAGGCCATGACAGCTGATTGTCCTGTCTGAACGCAGAACATCAAACATGTGAATCTCATCAAGAAGTCGGCTCACTTCCTCTTCATAGGCCGAATCATTCGGCGCATTGTAGAAATACAGGTATGAACCGAACACCTCGTCGCTACCGTCCCCATTAAAAACGACCTTACAATCCGACTGCCGCGCCACTTCGCGAGCCACGAGCCAATTACCAACCGACGCCCGCACCGTCGTCGTGTCAAAGGACTCAATCGTCCGAATCACCTCGGGAATCGCCTTTAGAAAATCTTTCGGCTCGAGCACAATCTCGTGATGATCCGAGCCAATCCAGTCGGCCACCTTCCGAGCATATGCCAAATCTTGAGAACCGACCATGCCAACGCTGAACGTCTTGAGCGCCGGCCCCCCAGCGTCCCGCATCTCTTTCGCAACAAGTGACGCAATCAGACTGCTGTCAATGCCACCACTCAGAAGCGCAGCAACCGGCCTCTCAGCGAGCATGCGCTTCCGAACAGCACTTACAAGCGCAGTCCTCAGCCCTAGACACGCCATCTCTAGACCAGTCGCCTGAAAAGATGAATACAGCGGATTCTTCAAATTCTGGATGAAGTGGTATTTCGCACTGTAAATACACGAATATGTATTATTGAAAATCTGGCACGTGCCAGGTGGGAACGGTAGCGCACTCTGGACAAGTGGCCACATACCCTTAATCTCGCTGGAAAAGAGGATTCCCGATGTGTAAATCTGTCTGCCAGTTAATCCGAGACGGTGTCCAATGAATAGAGGGCGAACTCCATAAGGGTCGCGTCCCACAATCACATTTCCAGTCACATTATCAACGATAACAATGGCAAAAACGCCGTCGAGCAGTCTGAAGAATGCCTCTGGCGCCGCGCCACCCTCTAAAACAATCTTTTCATACAGCGGCCCAAGAACTTCGCAATCACTTCCCGAGTGATTCTTAATACCATATTTCTCAGCAAGCGTAGCCCAGTTGTAGATTTCGCCATTACACATCCACACGAGCCGCTGATTTTTCATTGGCTGCATACCATCCTCATTCAGCCCATTTATCGCCAACCGCTGGAATCCAAGAATGACGCCGCTCAAATCGAGCCGCACCGTCTGCTCAGGTCCTCTCGGTTTCAGTTGCTTTATACAACGGTCTGGATTCTCAAGTGCATCGGTACATAGACCGAGGTAAGCCCAGATGCCACACATCTTATGTAAAAATGTTTTCCGAGTTTAGATGGGAGACGCCAGTGACGTACTTCGCAGAATCCAGTCGCAGACGAGATATAATTATCTTCTTAATAACTTAATGACGACGCAGCCGAAAGCCAACATCAGCAGCTGTGTGCTTGATGGAACTGGAAGCAATGCCGCAAGAATTCAGTATACGGATTTTGCCCAGCGTAACGACATCGCTCTTGGAAAGTATTATGCTAATTTGTGTAGTACAACTACGATTTCTTATATTATTAACTCATAAACTCCTGAAGATGCTTGCTGTGGATATGAAGAATGTAGATAGGCCACGAATGACCGTGGCGATGAGCTCGCGGATATGCGAGATCGACATCCCCCTTTGAAATATCCCACGTAAACTCGAACTGGTCTGTGCGAAAGGCACACGTCTCGTTTACAAAGCAGACTTGGCGTCCCTCATCCCTCTCGTCAATGCCGCCGAGATACTGGCCATACGCCGCGGCATCCCACACCCCGCGGAACCCCTCTCCGTGCGCGGTTGCGAATCTGTAGTCACTATCACGAATCTCGCACTCATTTGAGACCGTCGGCAGGAAATCCGCCTCCTCCAAATTGGTCATAAAGAATCGGCAGCCCAGCTTCATTTCGTTGTCTCCCGTATGAGATAGTCCAAGAATGAAGACGTTCAAGTCGTACAACGCAGCCGACTCCTTTACATACAGAATGCCGAAGGTCATCTCACCCTTGCCGAGGTAGGGCGCGGCGAGTCCATTGTACTCCTGCCGCAGCGTTGGCAGCATGTGTACAAGGCTGAAGTAAATCATGTTATCATTCTCGAGATGGATACACTCGTTGATGCCAGCGAAATCCAGATAGTCCTCCAGCACAAAGAGCCGCTCTGTGCTATACTTCCAGAAACCGCCTCGAAACTTGGAGTCGAGCACACATCGCTCTTGGAACGCCTTTCGCTTCGTGCCGCAAGGCACCGACTCCAGCGGAACAAACTCACACCCCATAACCTTCTCCCGATGAACCTCATCCGCCACAAATACGATACGCTCAGTGGGATTCCACTTGCGAATCTGCTTGATACATGTATTCACGTAATCAGGGAACATCCCTCCCATGTGAATCAGTATAAAAGGGCACGTCATTCTTATATATGTCTTATTTCGACATCACGAAAAGGATGCTTCAATTTTACCAAAAGAATACCGGTATCTAAATACTATGTGTCATAATACTTAGATGGAAAAGACAAAATATGACCGTGTCAAAGAGGCTGTGAATCTTCTGAAGGGCCTCGTCAATAACGGAATATCGGATACGAACGACGCCTATTCTCAGACCAAGGCGCATTTGGACGAGTGGATTAAGACAGGCGAAGCTGCGAATCACGTAATTGAGATGCGCGCATACAGACGCACAGCCTATCTTACACTCCCTCGGACGGCAGATAAGGCGGCCGAAATGGTCTTAAAGGCACAAAAGCATCAGGGCTCACCTTAATAATCTGCGTCTTGAATCCCTTCAGTTTCACTCTGTGAATCTCAAGCGGACCTTCGAGCTTATCTTCAGGTCGCCACGTCAAAACCTCTTGTAATGATGGATACATACACAAGATTGTGCCTTTCTCCATTAATACGAAGTATTCGGTTTCCATTCTGGGTTCCATTCTTTCCTGTCTAAAGATAATACCAAGAGCAAGAAGAGCAAATGGCCAGGTCTGGCATCACAAATGAAGGAGCCTTATATGAACTTCTAGCCAGAGGAAACAAGGACGTCTTCTTCTTCAAGGACGACTTCTCCGCAGTTTCCCCCTATGACAATCGTTACAATCCTGTCCCTGCGCAACTCCATGAACTCCGCCGTATCCCGCCACTGAACGGCGCCGATTTCGGTCGTACATGCGAGTTCGAGTTTGAGGCCGCTGGCGAGGTCTTCGTGGATCCGACCATCATCATTGACTTGCCGAGCTGGCTTCCGCCTGTCTACGCCGCGACAAACGCAAAGACCGTGATTACAGACCTCTCTGGTGTGAGCTATGGCTACACGAACGGAATCGCCTATTTCCTCTTCAGCAAAATCCAGATTTACCAAGACCAGATTCTTCTCCAGGAGTTCAGCGGCGACGCACTCTATGCTGCGAGTCGGTCTCGCGGCTCCCTGAGCTCTGCCTTCCTGGAGAACAAAATCACTGGCATCCACACTGGTTCCACGCTGGATATTGCGCGAGCTGCGACACCCGGTCGCTTGCGCCTCCACCTTCCTCTTCTTGGCTGCCAGCATCCAGATGATGGCGGTTTCCCCAGTATCGCAGCCCGCGCACAAACATACAAGCTGCGTGTGACTCTGCGCCGACTCGAGGACCTGGTGGAGGCCAGTGATTCCAGGCCGAAGCCGGTCCCTTGGGGTCGGACAGATCATCTCTCCCAGCCAGTCACGACCCGCTTCGCAACTCTCCAGCGGTCAGCCATTGGAGTCCCAAGCCTCCAGCTGGAAACTCGCCACATCTATGTTGACCCTGACACTCGCGAACGGCTTACACGGTCCCAGCTGGAAGTGCCGTTCTCTCGCCTTTATGAAAACGTGCTCACCTATGGCGCAAAGGACTATGAACCCCTCTCCAGAGGCGCAGTTGCGAATGGAACGCGGCGCGTTGACGCCACCCACCCAGCTGGCCGTCTTCTCTTCTGGTTCTACAAGGCTGCTGACCTACGTGCGAACAAATATACGAAAATAACGCAGGATGATGGAACTGAGTATTACAACAACGTCTCTCTTGTGATTGCCGCCCGCGACCGTGAACCGCTGGCATCGCCCCTCCTCTGGAATAAACTCCAGCATCTCGCCAAGGAAGAGCGGGACCCTGGCCCTGGTCTTGGCACAATGAATTGGGAGCTGGGCGATTTGCGTGGTCGCGAGGGCCCATACCAGCACCAGCCCGAGGGCGCAATTAACTTCACGACGGCGGATAGACCCACCATATATACAGACCTCGCCGACGTGCCTGTAGACCCTGTCACAGGTCAGAAGTCAACTGAGATGCGTGTTATAGTTGATTCATGGGCCATCGCAACATTCGAGAAGGGTCGTGGTGGTCTAAAATATGGGAACTAATGCCACATAGAATGCGGCTTCTTACATACAATATTCACGGACTTCCGTGGTGTAAAATAAATGTTCCTGCCATGATTGATTGGATTTTCAATAAGTCAGGAGCAGAAATCGTCTGTCTTCAGGAGGTTTTTTCAAAGGAGCATAAGAGGCTCTTTTGTAAAAGGGCGGCGGAAGAAGGGTGGACGTTTTTAGCGCCCCCTGACCTTATATATGGTGGAATTTTACCTGGTCTTGAGAATGGAAGTGGCCTTCTCACTCTTCTTCATCCCAGATTCACTGTAAAAGCAACAAAGTTCGAGCCCTACAACATTGTAAATAGTGTTGACCAGTTTGTGAAGAAGGGGTTCTTCACCGTCGCCCTCAATGACGGCATTCACGAGTTTCAAGTTGTCAACACGCATATGCAGTCGGATGTTACGGAATGTTGTTGTATCCGTCTGAATTTTAACAAATCTCGCCATGCGCAGGAAGAGCAGCTTTACCTGGCGATGACTCGCAACGAGTTCCCTCTTGTGATAGGCGACGCAAATACGTGTATTTTCAAGTACTTCTATCGTGTTGACCAAGAGACGCATGCCACATTTCCTGAAACGGAAGAGCATCTCGACCACCTTCTCTGTCTTCCAGGAGATGCCAGGAGGGTCCACCACGTGAAGACCGTTTATCACGATGATGTTTCTCTCAGTGACCATATTCCTGTTGTATATACTGTGAGCCTTCTGAGAAAGAGCACGCGTTAATATCCGAAGAGCATACCAGCCCTGCCACCGAAAACCCGCAGAATATTGTACGTCTCTGCCCATACATAGACTTGGTAGCGGGGGACGTCATTCGGATTCGCAGAGCCACGATTTGGACGGAGCTCAAGTGCCAGTTCGATATTCAGAATCTTATCCAGATTCGCTTCACCCGTTGAGAGAGACGCGGCCATGTGACCATGCTGGAAGTCGAAAGGGAGCGCGTACATGTACCGATTCACCCACGGGCTCTTTCGCATCTCCATAGACGGTATCAAAGACCTGAACATGGCTGGCGAATCCGTCCAGTAGCGTGTGAGTTTCCCTTCATAGACAAGCGCAAGAGAGGACAGAGGTTCTGATTCTCTTGTACTGAATCCAGGGCTGAGGTCAGCGAGACCATAGACGTTGAGGCCTGACGCATCGGGCCACCAAGGGGCCACGATATCCTGACCTGAGAGGTCCCTGGTGGCTAGGAACGGCGCATTATAGCGCGCTGCCTCCCACCTCTGGAGATAGAAGAACAGGGTGCGTGTAGGATTTGGAACCTTGAGTGGTACGCGGACATTTGCTGAGAGCTGCGTATCTTTAGGGTCAAACGGGTAGTGCTGGGGAACAGGAATCTGGATGTCTGCGATGCGGAAGCGGTTAGCCTCGGGTCTATCAAGATAGATATACTCGGCCATTATATATGTATCTCCTAGCGGAAGTACGTTCGGCATTGTTACACCAATGGGTGATGCGGAGACGGTCGCACCAGGACCAGTGAGGCCAAGGAGGGTTTTTCCATTCTTATTTTTGTAGTAGAAGGGGCTTCCAGCGAGAGGATAATAGGCCTCTCCAGCTATGCTCGCAGTCAGCGTTGGAGGGGGCTGCTGGGCCGAACTCACATAGAGGCTCGACAGCGGAGCAAATGTCACACGCAAAGTTACCGCATCAGCCTGAATTGCGTCAATCGGTAGGAACGAGCCACTGTCGCCGTTGGAAAACCAGAAGGGGAGTGGCGTTACTGCGACGGTTGTATCTTGTAGTCCAAATGAACCAATATGAAAGCCATTATCCTTTCTAGGCAAGATGGAATTCATCAGCGTCGTCTTTTCAAGAGGTGTGTGGAACTCGTCGAGTACCTCTAGGAGACGGCCATCCAGTCGTTCGCAACGAGCTCCACCAATATCAATGCTGGCCTCCGTAATAAGTGCGTGGCCGAGCGAGTTTGTCCATCCGAACGTGGGGCCGAGAAACAGAAGACCAGAGGCGTCGCATGCCTTCCGCGCAGCCAGTTGTGGGGCGGAAATATTTGGGAGCGTCGTCACCAAATACAAGCGGGAAATCATCTGTCCCTTGCGCGGAAGCGTCATTGTGGCGGAGAATCCAAGCGCAGGTCGGGTGTCGAAATCTAGGCGAGTGAACTGGGTGGTGAAGCGACCAGCTCGGACGAACGCCTTTGAGAACATCTGTATGCGAGGTTGGCCTCGGGGCGGGAGAAGCCGACTGTCTTGAATTCCACTGTTTAGATTTCGCAGGAGGGCGGCCACCATCTTCTGTAAATGGTGGTCTTTTACTTAGACCGATATAAACCCCTCAGCCATTTTCAAGAAGATGGACACGACAAACTTCTTATATGAAGGCTGTCTTGTCTGGACATTAACAACATCGGGTTATAAGTTTCTTACTTTGAATTTATACAGGCATCTTCAGGCGGCAAAGGTGCCATGGAAGCTGGCCATTGTTTGCGCAGATCACCCTTCTTATCGTTTCTTTCAGATGGAGGGTATACCGTGTATTCTTTATTCAAAAGCCCAGCGCGAGACTCTTGGTAAACTCCTTCTATTCGGGTCAAAGCCGTTCCAAGAGATAAACTTGGTGAAGCTCGATATCTTGAATACATTTGCTTCTCGTAGCACAATTGAAACGTGTGTATACATAGACGGTGATATTGTCGTAAAAGCCGATTTTCTTCCAGATATAAGAGCACGCTTGGATAAGACGCCACTCCTCTTTCAATGTGATGAACAAAAAACATGTGAAGCGCCCTGTAAGAATTGCTGTACAGGATTGATTGCTTGGAAGTCGGGCCACGATGGAGGTATTTTCAAAGTGACAGACAAGGCTAGTTGGGCCGCCGCACCTGAAGACCAGCGTTGGGTGAACAGTAGACTACAGATTCCATACGATACTCTTCCTCGCGAATTGTATCCGAATGGTGTGTTTGTAGACGCGCAACCGCCCAACTTTCTTCTTCTTCATTACAACTGGATGGTTGGCAATACGAAGATTTCAAAAATGAAAAAATACGGCCACTGGATTGTTTAATCCTCAAAGATAGACCCAGCAATTCCGTTCTGGAACCGCATCCAGTTAAGTCCGAGGCAGAAGACTTTCACCTCCCACTCGGCCCCTCCCTTCACCTCCAGCACAAGCCGCAAACTCTGTACGCGACTCGCATTCAGTGTTCCACTCGGCTGGTGGTCGCTAGGGTGGCGAGCAAACGGGTAGCCATAAATGAACTTCTCATATGGGATAATTCCACCACGATGGTGACGAGCGATTAACTCACGATAATATCCCTCTTCAGCATCGCAGATTGTGATGCCATTCACTTGTACCACAGCATTCACGAGCAGCGGCTCAGGCTTATTGTAGACCGCATCATAGTCCTTCTCAAGCACGTTTCCATAGTTCGTCCACTCATTGTTTCCAGCCACGTCCTTGCGGCGAACAAACCACAGAATCTCCTCTAGAGGGTGGTTCGCCTCCAGCGGCAGCGAAATTCGCACGGTGTCCGCGCCACTGTTCTTAGAAACCGTGTATTTGAGCGGCTCGGCGAAATAGAAGGTCTGTACCTCTCTGTGAATAATCTCGAAGGATTGGCGGAGCATCGCATCCCGCATTTTCCCGTCTAGGATGGAGCCGAATGTGACAAGACGCACACTCGTAAGGTCGGGTATTACACTAGTTGTCTGGATCGTGAAAAACTGGTCATATGGAAAGCTAATATCACGGAACGTGAGTCCAGTACCCAGTGGTACAGAATCAGATGACTCGCGACTTCCACCCCTCTGCCGAACACACTGTGCGAAGGGTCGCAGCGTCACATGGATTCTAGCAGACCCCTCTTTCACAGCAATCATCGGAAGAGCCTCGCGCAGTCTGGTGCGCATGAAGAAGAAGGGGAGGACGCAGTGGAGCACGCCATCTTCTGTTGGGAAAAGACGGTTGGGATTCCATGACATAATGGTGGGAATTGAGTAGCGGCCAAGGTGGTCAATCGCAACACCGAATTGTTCGTTCAGGTCGGTGAAGAGTGTTGCGCAGACATTGATGAAATCGCCATCAATCTCTTCTATCGTCTTTCCGTCAATCTCCAGCTCCGCCTTCTCAATAATCGCCGTACCGAGTGAGTTTGCGTAAAACCAAGCATTTGCGGCATCAGTATATATATACTGACCCGAGCTTACATGGAGCTGGCTAGTGGCATCGAGCCAGTGTGGAAGACGAATCTGGACGGCGCAACCGAGCAGCATGTCTCCGCATGGGACGGAGCCGATGTCGAACGTGAAGCGCTGGCCGAATGTGGCAGGGCCTCGGAAAGGGAAGTCTGCGACAAGCGGGACGCTCGGAATAATACGACGTTCAGGATCACGTGTAAACCACGTATTATCTGTATTCAGTGGAAACAAGTCATTATCCTGACGATCTCTGGGAGTGAGATCCAACAAGGTTGTGATATCACCTCCAGGGCGTTTAGTACTGTCCATCTAGAGTATCTCATGAAAGCATTTTAGACCAGACAGTGCGGTTCTATTCCAACCATTGTTAGAAATGCGGTCTTTACTCCAAAGACATAGTGAAGAACTTCGCCTCCGACGAAGAGCCCCAGCAAACTATAAAATACATTCACTTGAAAAATCAGGCTGATAAGAATCGCAAGAGCAATTGTCATTAACCAGTCGTTGAGGGCCATTCCAAGAAAACGGGTCGCATGAACTCCTTCACCTGGAACACCGAGGGCGTTTGCGTGTTGACACATCTATTCTAAGTATTATTTTAGCTATACTAGGTAGAATGAACGAGCACCGCTATAATATCCCAATGTTCGGAGTTAAACATTGGTATGAGCATGAGATGGAAGCCGTGGGCCACCTCGCTTCCATGGATGATGCGTATTTACGGCGGATGTACGCGAGCAAGGTTGTGAACGGAATGAACCACCTCTCGAAGGCGATTGAGGAGAAGGTTGACGACCATGGCTACAAGCACAAGAAGCGCGACCTCGAGCTCATGAAGGCCTCTGTCCAGCGTGCGATGGAGCACCTCAAGAGTGAGTATGACGTGACTGAGCATAACATCTCATACAAGTGGAACACGAAGAATAACACTCGTAATAATCGCAATAATAATTGGAATAGCAATAGCAATAGCAATAAAAATATACCCCCTTCGTTTGTACCTTCTTCACTCAACAATGAGAATACGCTCTCATTAAATGAGAATGATTACGATGAGCCTGTTCTTACGCTTAACAATATGAAGAACTTTGCTACGGCAAAGACGAAGAATCTTAACATGAATAACACTCTTAATGTCAACAAGAACGTTCTTAACCTCAACAAGAATACGTCGAACTCATCGAACACGTCGAATTCGCTTAATTTCAACAGGAACAAGATTGACAATAACTTCTTGAACGTTAATACTTCTCTCCCAAATCTAAATAAGAATAACTCTCTTAACTTCAACAAGAATAAGATTAATAATGACTTCATGAATGTCAACACCCTTCCGAATACGAATGCGAATACGAATAAGAATAAGAATAAGAAGAATAATACTCTAAGCGGTGGCCACCGCAAGAACAGAAAGGGCCGTCAGACTCGTCGCAAGTAGAGGCCACTTCTTCTTACAATCAGGACATATCTCATATTGCGGTTCTCTATCGGGTTGAACAATCACAGACCGATTGAAATGTATCTTATCAGTCTCTGACCACCCATACGCCTTGGCACTAGCCAGAGCCTTCACACGGTCCTTATATTCGAGCATGAAATGCTCGAATATATCGCCTCCGTCTAAGTTTGTGCCGCAGTGTTGGCAAAGGTACTCCATATAAATAATCATAACATCCTCTTTACACACTCACCACCCTTGTAAATGCGCTTGATTTCTTTGAATATATAGTCAAATGCCGCCGCCGCAGTTAACCGTTTTCCCACCAGCTGGATACCCAGCATCTTCTCATACATACCAGCCACTTCTGGTGTTACCAGCGCCGCTGCTCCATCTTTCAAGATATCAATGACGAACTGATTCCATGTGTGCGACATGACCGCCTGTCCAGTCTCTGGCCGTTCAAGCGCCGCCTCGCATAAGTGTACCAGAAATGAAACGAGGTCACCCAGCCTCTCCTCTGCGAACCAGTCAAAGAAGCGCATTTCGATTCCATGATTGTAGTGTTTTCTATAATTAATGTCCATGCCAATTTGCTCAAGAGGGTTGTATCCGCTTGTCTTATGATACTTGCTATACCACCAATACGATAAGTCACTTCCTTTGACTTTATTCACGGGAAGTGTGAGTATCTTTCCTTCTGGCATCTCCTCTGTATCATATGTACCAATTCCAATATATCTAGCAACACAACATCGCTGAGATGCTTTTGTGTAAAGCCGTGAGTATACAGATAAAGGGTCTGAGCTTCCATATATAGCAATTAAGAGGGGCTCCATCCACTGAATCATGCGGATACACTGCCGATGCTGTATTTTGAAAAGCTCTGGGAAAGCTAGTGGAGGGACCTCGTTCTTTTTAGCAAATCCGAGAATAGATGGAAGTGTTAAGTTTATATGGTACGTTCCATTATTAAACATGGCAACATTTCCAGGATTACTGTAAAAAACAGCGAATCCTGGATTGCGTGGTGGATACATGAGCGCACCTTTCTCACGGTGTCTACGTTTCTCATCTAAGAAGCGGTTCAGTTCTCCTAGAAATTTAGTCTTATAATTGACAAGCTCTTTTATAACATCGTCGGCCTTTGCTTTATAAAATCCGAGTGTAATAAACTCAATCGAATCTCCGTCAAACGTGTATTTATTCTCATGGTCTTCTTTAAACATAGGCGAGAAGGCCTGGAGTTCATCGAGGAATGTTTTTCCAGCAAAATTCGGATTAGGCCGAGGCTTCTTTTCATAGGTCGTCACGTGATTACCACTCATGTCCATCTTCGTAAATGAATGAGAATTCATAAAATACGGAAGTGGAACGCAACCAGACGCATCTGGAAAAAGGGCCTCAATTGCTTTGTTGTGAGATGGTTTATAGGTTGCGTAATAATCCACGCTATACCTCTCAGCCTTGTGACATGACCTAATGATAGGGGTGGCAACATAAATGGGTTTAGTGAACTGGAAATAGGTCTCTTCTTCTATGCCGAGCCCCCAGTAAATTTCATTTGACCCGTATTTATTCTTATATTTTTTATGTTTTTCTAGCACCTTCGCCATTCTATTTAGACCATATAAAACACAGTAGCGATTCTAATTATGGCGTGGGACCTACAAGAAGCCGCACCTTTTATGGAGGCATGGAAACACGGAGAGGGACAAGTTGCTCCTGGATCGCCACTCGGTGACTTCTTGATGGACGTTGCGAAAGATACACAGTATACGAAGTATCTCGAGATTGGAACATGGTCTGGTATGGGTTCAACACACTGCTTCCATCTTGGGTTTCTTGAGAGAGATACGCCTTTCGTGTTCAAGAGTCTTGAGTGTAATAATGAAAAGTGCGAGATGGCCTCCATGCGATACAGAGACCATCCTTCCATACAGATTCTAAATAGCACAGTGGTTCCAGCAAGTAGTATTCCGTCCAATGACGAGCTCAAGATGATGTTCGAAGACCTCAATGAACACTGGCACAAGATAGATATGGAGAATATGGCTACATGCTCATTCTTAGAGGACCGTGACTTTGATGTTGTGTTTTTGGATGGAGGAGAGTATACTACATATTTTGAGTATAATGAACTTATTACCAAGTGCGCTAACCTGCGTATGATTATATGTGATGACACGAATATGAACAAGTGTAAAAAGGTAAGGGATGATCTCTTTAATAACCCTAACTGGAAGTGTGCAGTTGATAGACCTGATGACAGGAATGGTTGGTGTGCTTTTGTTAAGGTCCAAGGAAACTAGGCCGCTCCCTCTTTGTATACTGAAGGAGCCCTCTCTCCTCTTTTGAAGTCCTATAATAGTGACGATAACATTCTATGGCATCATCACTAATCTTATATTCATCTTTCATGGCGATGGCGAATGGTTGTAGACCTATCCTAGGAAGTTCAGGCACATGGTCGAACAGCCAGAGCGCATGCTCAGTACACAGATGGACCTTTCCATATCGGTATTTATATTCATTTCCAATCGCGAGTGCTAGACGGCATGAGAAGATATAATTTTCAAGAGAGGCTCGAATCCAGCGAGTACATGGATGGTGAAGATGAACAGGTCGATATCCTCTCTCACTCGTATTCTTGCGGATTGGCGCATCGGCAAAGTAGGGAGGAATATCCAACAACTTCTGCGCCTTACTTATGCCAACCGCGGATTTATTATCAAGAAGCGAAGGATATGCGCAAGTCCAGTGTGCTGAGTAAAGCATTTGGCACGCCTCCAGAATCATTTTAACAACATGTGTGTCGGCATGCGCTTGCGCAGCCTCCACAGGATTTGCCGAGAGGATGAATAGATTCATCTTGATACCTCTAAGCGTAGTATGAAAGTTCAATTTTAACGGTGGTAAAATTGAGACTACATTTATGTCTAGAAGTTCTAGACCAAAATGTATACTCGTTGTTCTATTTGCGGTGAGGATACTCACAACCTGATGAAGTGCCCAACCCTTATCGAGCCTCTCAAGCCTGGTTTCAGCGGGGCGGGCGGAGGTGGAGGACACGATCATGATGATAGCCTTACCCACTCCTCAGGAAAGAGGTTCGGCTTGTGGTGCTCAGACCAGAGCTCAGGATACACAACCCGTTTCATGTTTCCCAACATGGCTCCCCACCAGCTGAATGAGCTGTTTGAAATCACAGCCCCCGCCCCGCATCTACTCATGAGGTCCAGCGCAATAAGTTCATCAGGCTCATCCCAGAAGACAACGTCCTTCTGAAAACACGCCTGATCACGACACCAAGCAATATCATCAGAAAACACAATCCATTTTTTTGCTCCTATAAGGGACATACCCTTCTCATAATAAGATGGGGACTGGACCCAGTGGTAGGTTGGATTCAACAAATAGTCCCCTCGGCGAACATGGACAAATCCCGTATCGAGCGTCGGATTTTGTATTTTTGAATTGCGAAGTAATGGAAGAAGGGACGCGCGCATCTCTGGGAGGATAGGGGTCAGTTCATCGAGTGACTGGAAATATCCCTCCAGATAGACAGTCTTGTCAACAAACCATGTAGGCAGCCACGTCTCAAATGCGCTATATTGTATATACATGACCATTGGCGTCGGTGCTTCATCAGCATGGCGCTTCCCCTCTACAAACAACTCCTTGACGTAATCATGACCCAATTTATTATGCGGATTACCACCATCTACAAACCATATGCTGGCCCCACTAACTTTCCGAACAGCAAGTGCGGCAGCATATTGAAATAGTTGATTACCGAGACCGCCTTGAAGGCGGACCGTTATCATTTCTTGAGTTCGGGTAAAATTATTTAAGTCGGCCCAATATAGTATGGAAGATAAACTCCGTTTTTTTCTAAGTGTAACATTCTTAGAGCTCTGGTGGATTGGGGTTTGGGGCATCATTTATATTCTCATTGAGTATCTGTCGAAAAAATCAAAGTATACAGAGTTTGTACTCTATGTCGCGATGATGACTATTGTTCTACTCATACTCATTCGGAATCCTGAGCTTGTTCCGAAGTTTTAGGTTCGAGGTCAAGAGGCTCCGCACCCCTCTCTCCCTTGTCGATGGGAGTTGACAGAATTCCACGAACTCTATCAATGAGGCTAGCACTATTTTTATAGACAGGACGTGTTTGAGTTGTCGAGATGGTTAGATGGTCCTGATAAGTCCTCGCCTGAAACGCTTTCGGAAATGGCTTGATGAATCCCCTATCAAAGATGCGGGTTTCACCAGACCCAAGCGTTTCAGGCTGCCAAAGTCGCATATCTGCCCTATTTAGTTTTACAGCCTGCTCTTCTAAATCTTTATCGTCAAGGATGCGACAGCCACTCATTTTATACTTGTATTTCACGAATGTTTAGATTCAAATTTGTTACATAGCTAATAGAATGTCCGGACTCGTCCTTGTCTGGGACATGGACAATACGCTAGTAGGTAATTACTATGACGTATTGAATAAGTCTAAGAAGGAGATCTTACATTTTAATAAAAAAGCGGTGGACGTCCTAGAGGCTGCCGTCATAGCCAGAGCCCAAAAGAAGGTTTCTGCGATATTAATGCTGACAAATAACTCTGACAAGCATTTCATCGAACATGTTCATAACAAATTAAAGGCGAAACTGGACGTTCCTTACGTCTTTGATTACATTATGGACAGGGAGCACGAATTTCGACCTCTATCTGACGACCCGCCGAAACGTTTGGTAGATGTCGAGTTTATGATGGAACATTTAGATAAATCCACATATAATTTGAGTAACCGCGTGTTCTTCTTCGACGACATTCCAGACCACGTGATTCTTACTGAAATACCACTGACGCACTACATTAACATCTTTCCTCCCTTTGAACCTCATGTACAAGATAAGACGAATTTCAAGCCTGTTCTTGATGCGATTTCATCACGTGGCGGTAAACCGCCAAGACGGAAGATTACAAGAAAGACGCGGCTCAATAGACGTAGTAGTAAGAAAAATTTGACAAACATACTTGATGATATATAGGTATGTACTCGCTTTGCATTGTAGAATCACCCGCAAAATGCGGCAAAATCCAGGGCTTCTTAGGCCCAGGATGGAAAGTCGTTGCTACAATGGGCCACATCCGCGCTCTCGAGGAGGACGTCGACGCAGTTGGAATCGACAGGGATTTCCAGCCGAGGTACACGTTTATCAAGGAGAAGGGGAAGGCCATGTCTGGCATCAAGGAGGCTGCCAAGTCGGCACACACCATCTTCTTAGCCGCTGATGATGACCGTGAAGGCGAAGCCATTGCGTATAGCGTTGCTGTACTCTTGAACCTTGACCCTGCGAAGACGCCCCGCGCCGTCTTCCACGAGATTACCAAGGAGGCTATCACGAAAGCTGTTGCGAGTCCGCGCCGCTTGGACATGAATCGTGTAGATGCGCAACAGGCTCGGGCCGTCTTGGATATGATGGTCGGCTTCACAATTAGCCCTATTCTCTGGAAGTGTGTTGGTCCTGCCCTCTCAGCTGGCCGCTGTCAAACCCCTGCGCTCCGTCTTCTTGTGGACAGGGAGAGGGAGATTACTACGTTCTCTGCGCAGACAAGCTGGCGGATTTCAGGGGAATGGATATCTACTGGATTAGCATTATCAGCATCCCTCTACGATGAGCTGGAAGATGAGGAGTCTGCCATGAACTTCCTGGAGAATATCCACGCGGACACGAAAGGCGAGGTCCTGTCTACAAAGACGGCGCCGAGGACAGCCGCACCACCGAAGCCGCTCATCACCAGCACTCTTCAACAAGAGGCTAGTGCCATCTTCTCTTATCAGCCGAAGTCGACAATGAAGTCGGCTCAGAAGTTGTATGAGCAGGGGCACATTACGTATATGAGGACGGACTCAACCTATATCTCTGAAGAGGCCACGACGGAGGCACAGGAATACGTCAAGAACACGTTCGGCGCAGAGTACGTAGGAAAGGGACAGTCACAAACACAAAAAAAGAGTAAGGCAACTGCGCAACAGCCTGCGGCCCAGGAAGCGCACGAAGCCATTCGCCCAACCCACATGGATGTTACAGACCTAGTAGGTGATTGGACTCCCGCCGACATCCGCATCTACAAGCTCATCTGGCAGCGCACAATTCAGAGTGTAATGGCCCCCGCCCAATCTGAAGAGCACACTGTCCTCTTCAAGGCACTGGCCGACCCTGGCGAGTTTGTATGGCAGGCCCTCTGGAAGCGGAGCATCTTTCCAGGCTGGAAGAAGGTCGGTCTCGCAGCAGTCGACCTTGATAATGACGACGAGGAAGCGGCTGACAGCGCATCAGCGGTATGGGCCGCCGCCACAAAGCTCAAGACGGGTGATACCCTTTATTGGAAGTCCCTCGCCGCCCACCCGCATGTCACGAAGCCGACAGGCCGCTACACAGAGGCAACCCTTGTCCGTGAGTTGGAGCGGCGCGGCATCGGCCGTCCTAGCACATTCGCCTCTCTTGTTGGCACCGTCCTTGACAAGGAGTATGCGAAGAAGGAGGACAAGCCTGCGACTGAGGTCAACTTCACTTCCTATCATGTGGAGAAGCCCCGTCAATGGCCTCCAACCCGCCAAATCGAGAAGAAGAAGGTCGGTGCGGAGAAGCAGAAGTTGAGCCCAACCCCTCTTGGAACCTCCGTCCACGACTTCTGTATCCGCGAATTTCCCCAGCTCTTCGACTATGGGTTTACGAAAAAGATGGAGGACCGTCTTGACTTGATTGCGACAGGCGCCGAGCAGTGGAAGGGTGTCTGCCGTGACACATGGGCCTCTTACAAGGACAAGCTGGAGGATTTGAAGAAGAATGGAACGAAGGCCCCGAAGCCCAAGTACGAGAAGGACCCTGAGGAGACTGTTGGCGAACTGGAGGGCACTCCTATTATTAAGAAGAAGGGTCCATACGGATTCTACTTCCAATGGGGTACTACACGAATTCCGTGTGTAGAGGGTGAGACTCTCGACGCTATCACAACGAAGCTGAAGGCGAAATCAGAGAGTCTCATTCACACACTGGGTCCTTACGAGTTCCGCAAGGGACCTTATGGAGTGTACATGATGATGAAGCCGCCGCCAAAGTCAAAGACGAAGCCACAGTTTGTGAGTATTCCACAGGGTCTTGACCCTAAAATACTAACAGAGGCTGCGGCGGCTACTATTTACAAAAACGCTGTTCTAGAGAAAAAGAAAAAGTATTAGTAGATGAACTACATTATTATTATAGCAATAATAATAATTCTTTGTATACTTTATAAAAAGAACTCGGTAGAAGGTTTTTCTAGTAATATACCCAGACACATTTGGACATATTGGGATAAGGATACAATAACTAACAAGGTTGTTCTTCGGTGTATAGATTCATGGAAGCAACACAATCCTGAATATGAGATTACTATTCTAAGCCCCAAAAACGTCTATAATTACATTGATATCGACTTGAAAAGCCTGAAGATGAATGATAGCCCGCAGCATGAGGCTGACATCATTCGCGCACACGTCTTAGAAAAATACGGAGGCGTGTGGATTGACGCGTCCGTCTTCATGGTCGGCCCTCTGGATTTTCCAACTCATTTGAACAGGGAGTATTACGGATTTAAGTTGAAGAAGGAGAGTGCGCCTGGTATACCGATGGTTGAAAACTGGTTTTTTGCGACGATTCCTCACGGCAAGTTTATTACTGCGTGGAAGAATGAGTACATGAAGGCTGAGGATTTCCCTTCTATCAAAGCGGCACTTAACTCAATAAGGAGACAGGGTGTCAAGCTTTCAGCATGCTCCGACCCTGAATATTTGTTTATGCACGTGGCGGCCCAGAAGGTGTTACAGAAGGATATGACGCCTGATGAAATAAACGACCAACTCTATCTTGTTGACGCCGACGATACCGCATTCAAGTATCTCGCAAAGGGGACGAGGAAGGGTCTCGAGTCATTGTGTAATGGACGTAACGATAGTAATATAATAAAGTTTACACGCCATGAGAGAAAGTATATGGAGCTTGACCCAGCCTTAGAAGAATGTATTTTTGGCAACTAATTCACGCTCCGTTACCATTTTAATCTCCAAAGTTAAGAGAATGTCAGGCTCTAGATCTCCGTCTCCGCCTCCTGCTGCCGACCGCGGAAAAACCGATGTTAAAGATCCGCCCGCAGGACCAAAGCGCTTTATGAACGGCTGGAGCAAGGAGCAAGACCAGCTCATGGCTGACTGGTCAGATATTGCTGGATGCTACCGCTGGATGCACGACAGGGCCGAGAAGATTTATACGGCGAAAAACATGAGAATGACGATTCCAGTCATTATCCTTTCTACTCTGACTGGAACTGCCAGCGTTGGCATAGGCAGTATTGCTGGCGGCGACGAACAGGTACAGAAGTATCTCAACTTCGGTATTGGCGGCGTCAGTTTAATTGCTGCCATTCTTACGACACTCAATAACTTTTTACGGTATGCTCAGTTGAGCGAGGCGAATCGTGTATCTGGTGTATCATGGGGTAAGCTACAACGTTCAATCTCAGTGGAACTCGCTCTGAACCCTCTTGAGCGCATGGACAGTCTTGACTTTCTCAAGATTTGCCGTGCTGAGCTGGACCGTCTGATTGAGCAGAGCCCTGCTATTCCTGACGATGTGATTGCTGCATTCGAGAAGGAGTTCGCAGACAACAAGAGGCTGCGCCGCCCTGATATCTGCCATGGTCTTGACCGCACTCGTGTATTTGATAGTACTCAGTCACGTCTCAAGAATATGACATCGGATGCTGCGCTTATGCTTCTCCAGAAGAAGAAGGCGCTGAAGCAGGAGATTGTGCCTGACTTGGATAAGATGATTCAGAGTGCTGTTGATGCCAGCACGGAGCGGACGAAGAGGGAGATTGAGGAGAAGCTCGCCGCTGCGAAGCCTAAAGAGCCTGAGTTTGTGAAACCCGATTCTACAAGCTTATTCAAGGCGTCTGAAGCCGATTTCCGTCACCTTCTTGAACAGCGCAGGAAAGCATTGGCTAAGCCTGCGACCACTGTACCTATCGCCCAGCCCGAGGTGAAGAATATATATGTTGATTTCTCACACGGTACACCTCTTGAGTCGCCAGCTGCCAGCTCGCAAATTGAGGTCGAAGTGAATGAGAAGGCTTAGGCTATAGGTAGGATAAAGTTAAGACTATAACTTAATTTTTATTACGACCGTAGCGCTTTTTACGCGTACCGCCAGCAGCAGGTGCAGCAGAACTGGTTTTGGTCATGTTTGTCAAAACCTGTTTAGCAGCCTGTAGATTTTGAGTGATTTTCTGAATGTCTTGCTCGATTTGTGAGCCAGAGCCTGGGGTTGTGGTTTTTGTGCCGAAAACCGCATTTGTAAGCATTGATGTTAGATTCTTAGAAGCGTTTGTGGTTGTAGCTTTGAGAGAACCGTTTGGATTATTTAAAGATGATGATAGCTTTGAGCGTGTATTTAACTTCTTGAGCTGATTCTTCAGCGCCGCTGCCTTAGCATTCGCATTGGCCTTAGCCTTCGCATTCGCAGCGGCCTTAGCATTCGCATTGGCCTTAGCCTTTGCAGTCGCATTCGCAGCGGCCTTGGCCTTCGCATTCGCATTGGCTTTCGCAGTCGCATTCTTAGCAGCCTTAGCATTGGCGACAGCCTTTGCCTCTGCGGCCGCCTTTGCCTTCGCATTCGCATCAGCCTTAGCCTTGGCGTTAGCAGCAGCTTTCGCATTCGCATCGGCCTTTGCCTTGGCATTTGCCGCAGCCTTAGCAGCTAGAGAACTCGGCCTGCTGGCAACTCGAACAGGATCGCCTACAATCGGCCCCCCTTTACTATTCGCAGCCGCCTTGGCAGCGGCTTTCGCATATGCGTTCTTATTCGCAGCAGCCTTCGCAGTCTTATTCGCAGCAGCCTTATTCGCAGCAGCCTTGGCATTCGCAGGCGGAGGCGGAGGCGGAGGCGGTGGAGGTACAACCTTACCAAGTGTACCATCATTTCTATTTAGAATGAGACGGTCGGCAGTTGTTTTTACATATTCAGGTTGAAGCTTCGTTGAAGCAGGAATATTTTTTATTAACTTGAGACGTTCAGCCGTAGCACACTCTGCTGTAAAATCTTTTTCGACGTCAGCCCACTGCTTTTTATCTTCCGTCATTTTCGCAGCTGCCTGCTCCTTCTTGATCAACTCAAGGTAGTTAGGAAGCTCCTTTGTACAGACAGTTCTGATGAAATTTCTAGCATCGGCTTTTGGCAGCTTCTTAAGATTATCAGGTTTTGCGTTTTTGAAAGCAGGTGGCGCACCACCTCTTTTCCTTGTCTGCCTCATCTACTATGTATTTATTTTTTTCCAATCCATCGGTAGATGGAGATTGCTAAGCGACTCCGCGCTGTTACAAAAGATGAGGCGAGGGAAAGCTACGAAGAACTCAAAGCTTTGCCTTGCGATTCTATCGGAAAAAACGCACGGACAGGTCTCGCCTGTCTCGACTACTTCCTCTTAAAGCACCGTATCAAGGCGAAGACGAAGCGCCACATCTCTTTTTACGAAGCAATGCACGACAATGATTTGATAGCTTATCTGAATGAGAAGATTGCGAAAATTAAGAAGAGAGGTCCCAGCGAGCTGACGGAAGATGAGCTTCTCAAGGAGCGCTACAGCGTCTTCCAGCTCTATTACGGGACGATTAACCAGTTCAGACCTAGCGAAGCTAAACGCTTATATTGCCGTTTCCAACCCAAGCATGGTATTCTCGACTTCAGCGCTGGGTGGGGTGGCCGCTGTCTTGCTGCGATGGCCTATGGCGTTCCGTACATTGGTATTGACGCGAATGTCACTATGCGCCCCGCCTATGAGCAGATGATTAAGACCGTTGACCCTGACGCAGATGTGACCATGCTCTTCCAGCCATCGGAGACAGTCGACTTCTCCAAATTCAAATATGACCTTATCTTCACGAGCCCCCCTTACTTCATGTTGGAGGAGTACGAGAAAATGCCGCAATACGGCTCTGAAGAGGGGTTCCTGGAGAAATTTTTTCGACCTGTTGTGGCAGCGGCATGGAAGAACCTGAAGTCGCCTGGTCACATGGCACTCAACATGCCGAAGGCCATGTATGACGCGGTGAAAAAGGATATGCCGCCTATGTGGAAGCGGCTCCAGTTACCCGTTGCGAGCCGTCACCCTGCTAATGCGGCGGCGGGGCGCAAGATAGGTGAAAAAGATGTTGGTCAGAGGAGCGAGGGTATTTATGTTTGGAAGAAGGGTGGGAATACGACGCGGAAGGTGAAGGGTTAAGTTGCGAGTTCTGCGCGAACAATCTTAGTCTTCTCTCCTAGTTCTTCTAGTTCTCTACTATCCAGTTTGCTCATGTTAAAAGTACGATACATTTCCGCCACACCATAATAATTATTTGCTTCTTTTAGATTACGTTTTACATATCGTCCCTCAACAAACATGTCGCCGATCTTAATAGCAGCTCGTGCATCCATGTTTTGGTGCATTTTATGAAATTCTTGATAATGAGAGATAGGAACCTTCGTTCCAAGCTCATCACGTAGCCGAGCTATCTCCTCTCGTAGATCATACGCCTCTTCCCGTAGCCTAGCCACATCCTTGTCTAGAATCTCACTGTGACCAATGATCTTCCCCACAATAAACCTGAACTCGTACGTGAGCGCATTAAGCTGACGTGCGAGTTCTTCATTCTTGAGTTGTGTCAGAGCAGGACCCGCTTGAAAGGTCTTCCTCACAATGTCACTGAAGAAGTATGTCATAATTACTAGCATAACTGTGATGATAACTCGCTGAACAAACAGCGCAGTTTCCCTGTCATTTCTTCCCGTATATTTTTGGAGAGCAAGAGACATCTTTAATGATTGAAAAATGGTATTTGTGTTTTTCAATTTTGCCTAGTCCAAGCAATAGAAGACGTAACTCTTGTCATATGGGTCTGGGTCTTCTGAGAGGGCGCATGCCTCCTTCATTGTACACTTCTCAGTTATTTCCATCATGTGCCTCTGAATATCCCTATAGAACCACATTCGTCGAGTGAGCTCATGGCTGATGCGAATCTTCTTGCGAATAGCCTTTGCGCGCATCTTGTCCGTCTCAGGACAGAAGATACTCTCTACGTCAATTGTTGGTCTGAGCGTAACCTCTTTTGTAGTGCCATCGGCCATTTTAATTGTCAATGGCATTGCCATTCAGCGCGCGCGCCAATACTTCAATTTTACTGAAAAATGGTTTTTATGATTTTTAAGGTTTTTATTTTACAGTCTAATAGTCGTTGTAGTCGTCGATGTTGCGAGCGCGCCGCTTCTTCTGGCGGGTGTAGCTGACCTTGGTCCAGCCCTTGGTGTCGTCTGACATCAGCGGCTCTGAAGCGCATGGGTACTCAATCCAAGGCGTGATGAGACTGTAGGCCGGCCGAGTCTTACACTCGCGGAGTGCTGCGATGTACTCGCTCCGCATCTGCGTCATGTGCTGGTTGTGCTCACGGTCGTTGGTGAACGGATAGCGCTCCTTAGCCATCTTATCAAAGGACATTCTTAATGACGTTGGGGCGTCACCCAGCGTCAATTTTGGCTTTCTTCCGCGAGTGGCATCCTCACACACATGAGACAGTTAAATCGAGGCATAGCCCGTGCCTCTTCCTCAGTGAGCTTGACACATGCGAGATGAAACCAGTTATCACAGCCATCGCACTGGACCATAGCGTTGTTGTCTGGGCCTTTACAGACGCAGTTACGAGGACACCTTATCAGGTAATCTGATAGCTGGCGATCCTTCAGATCCATGACCTTCCTCAGCTGCCACGCCTTTGACTTGAGTTCGCGAGCATGAACATCGTAAGCATTGGCAATCTTCGAGAGCTTCTTGTAGGTGGTGTCATCCCAGTAGCCCCACTGCTTGTCAGGATTATTCTGGACAAAGTCCAGTCGGCACTTTTCTAAAGCCCGAAACGCCCCATTATAGTCATCATGCGCCTTCTTGGCTTCACTAAGAGCGATATCATACACATTCTCTGCCTTCACCAGTGCTTTGTGATAGCGGGACGTCATTTTGGTACAAAGATGATAGAACAAACTACTTTCAATTTTTTAAGTCTTCATCTAAATTTGAGTTTCCTTCTTTAGAATACGTAAACAAAGAAATGGAAAAGCCCGTCCTGAAATGGGTGGGCGGCAAGACGCAAATCATCGACGATGTTATGGCACTATTCCCCAGAGAAATGGCCAACTACCATGAGCCCTTTCTTGGAGGTGGCAGCGTTCTGCTCGCCCTTCTTGACCACAAGAAACGCGGCGTAATCAAAGTCGGCACAATCTACGCGAGCGACCTGAATCCAAACCTGATTAATCTCTACAAGACCCTCCAGACGAACGTGGAGGAGCTCATAACAGAGGTCGCAAAGTTTGTCGAGGCATATGAAAAGACAGATGAGCGTGAGGCGTATTACTACGCGATTCGCACGAAATTCAATAACACAGTGGGTCCAGGAAGGAGGCTTCCACGAGCGGCAGCCATGTTCCTCTTCTTAAACAAGACAGGGTTTCGTGGAATGTACAGGGAGGGTCCAAAAGGCCTGAACATTCCCTTTGGGCATTACGCAAACATAAGCATCGACGCGGACCATCTCAGAGCAGTATCAGCTCTTCTTCAGGGAGTTGTCTTCAACCGAGCGGGTTTCAGAGACAGCATGGCACGTGTAGCGGCAGGCGATTTCATGTATCTAGACCCGCCCTATGCTCCTATTGAGGCAAAGTCGTTCGTTGGCTACACAGCCGACGGCTTCAACGAGGAAGACCACAAGCAGCTCTTTGCGCTGTGTGATGAAAAAGTTACGCTGGGCGCGAAGATGCTGATGAGCAATGCTGATGTTCTTCTTGTGAAGGACGCCTTCAAGGCGCCGAGATACACGACAAAAATAATCTCGTGTAGGCGGGCGATTAATTCGAAGGACCCTGGGAAGAGGGCGAATGAGGTATTAATTACAGGTTAATAACCTTCTTCATGAAGGCTGGGCGCAGATAGAAGGCCCTCGTCTTTTTTGCCTTTCCACCAGGACCCTTCGTGCGAGTCTGGAGGAGAGTGCCAGTCTCAGAGTGGAGCTCCTTCTTGGTGTTCCACTCCTTCTGGATAGCTTCGTAATCAGCGGCGAGGACCGCGAAGACCTCTTGGTTAGTGGCGGCGTCGAAGAGGGTGGGCTTAAGCAGGCGGATATTGTCGCCATCGCGGAGGTAGGGCACGATGAGCATGCGCCGCAGCTTGGTGGCGCAGTGCGAGTCGCCGAACGCTGTTGTACAGAGATGGTCGCAGTTGAGCATCGTGACGGCAATCGTCTCTTTGGGCACGAGCGACCCATTCTTCAGGCGCTTGTATGGCACCATCTTGAGCTCGCCGTCAAGGGCGTCGAGAAGCGCCGATGATGTTGGGATGCCTGTCAGCTTCTCTAGGAGAAGTCCTGGCGCACCCTTGTTGGATGTGATTGGGCAGTGGATATCTCCAGTGTTCCTCTTCACCGCCTCTTCGATTGCTGCGAGAGTAGGGCGCTCCATTTCTATTGCTATAGTGTGTGAACGTCTGTAGGGGACAAGTGTGTTCAATTTTACAAAAATAAATAATAATAATTTTAATAATAAGATTACTTGTGCTGAGGGCAGAGAGGGTCGTCGCTGTCATCACAGATGAAATACTCGCGCCATCCATCATCTACAATCTCGCCGCTACAGCGATGAGGATTATGAGCCCTCTTCATACGCAGAATCTCTGTGTTGAAGCACCTGTCACATCGCCCACCAGACACATGCGCCCTCTTATTACAGGTAGGCTTAGAGCAGAAGTATGCCCTCTTATTCACTGTGGAGAAGGTGTCACAGAGAGTCTTGCCCATGTTGTTATAACGATAAAAGATGATAGACATTTTGGAAGTGGTATCAAACGTTGGGAAGGCGAGTTCAATTTTTAGATGGCGAGCATGCGACAAGGTTCGCACTTCGAGTGTAGAAGACGGTGGTTGAGCTCCTTCCAGCTGTCTGGGAGGAAGACCTTGATTTGACAGGGCTCTAGTCCTAGCATTCTAGCGAAGGAGATGGGGTTGACTTTCATCATGAAGGCGGTCGGGTCTTCTCGAGTAGAGCCCACAAAGTAGTTGTAGGTCGCGTTCAAGATGCGGATATTCTGGTCATAGCTGCCGCGCCATCGTGGGTTGTCTGTGATGAGACGGACAAACCGTCTGACACGGGTGGCTGGCCAGAAGAGGTGATTGCGAGGAGCCTTCATTTTGCGATACTAAAAATATGGGTTTTGAGGTTTCAAATTTTTATTTATTTACTCGCTGTGCTCAATGACCCAGATAGCCGCACCCTCTGTAATCTCGTCACAGCCTCCTGCCGTGTCCTCGAAGCTGTCAAATTCTCCGTCTCGCCAAAAGCTGCCCTCCTTATGGAGATGCTCAATTACCTTCAGAGTGAAGAGCTGTGACTGGAGGCTGCCGCCAGGCCCTATCACACGCTTAGCCTTCTCGTGGTCGTAGAACTCCTCAGGGTGACAAAGGTAGTAGCGACATTCATCTAGAATGCTCTGGACGTTGTGCACTAGACCATAGTCTACAACGTTTTTCTTCCATGACCTCTTGTAGGCTGTGCGAGTCTCTAAGTTGATGACCCGCTTGTTCATCTCGTCATCTGTGAGGAGCTGAGGGCTCAGCTCCTTAATCTTCGCCTCCGCCAGCGCCAGCTGTGTGCGGTGGTGCTCAGCAATCTCCTTCCACTCGTTGATAGTAGATGCCATCTCTGTCTTTATAAGATGCTGGTCTCTGGTGGCTAGATGGCTTCAATTTTATTCGAGGAGATGAGCGGCCTGACGTAGTTTGAGCCAGGCATGGAACTGCCTGTCATGGTAACTGTGTAGGCTGATGACCCAGCTACAGTAGGCTTTGTCAAAGGAGGCCTCTGCGTAGGTGCGACCTTTATACTTGCCTATTCTGACTATGCCGGTACAGGCGGCGGCCACAGCAGTCTCCAGGGCGGTCTTGAGGCCAGGCACATAGGCGACTGGGACGATGCGATTATGGTTGTAGAGTGACATCTTGATATGTATCTATCTCTATGGGCAGACCATGTTCAAATTTTCTCATTAAAAAAGGTTGTTTTGTTTTGTTGTTTTTTGTTTGTTTTTTCCATTTACACAGAGTCATCATCAGAGTCGCTGCGCTCCTCGACCCTGCCTGCCTCCAGGTATTCCTTCACCTGTTCCAGAACAGTCTGGACCTTCTTGATAGTGAGGTTCTGAGCACCTGTCGTGATGAGAGCAAAGCGCATCCTCCTCTGCGAATCGGTGTTGCCACGGAGACGGCCAATGATGCCGTGCCACTTCGTGATGACAGCCGCCTTGTCAGTAGCGGCCATCCACTCTGCCAGGAAGAAGGCGTTCATGAAGCCAATCTTCTTGTAGCTGCGGAGCTCCTTGGGCTCCGCAGAGAAGTCCGTTTTCGCGCGCTCGTACAACGAGCACAACGCATCGATTCCGTTGCGCACAGCCTCCGTGTCGCATGCGTCATCCAGACCTACGTCATTATGAACACGAATATACGAAGTCGTCATGTTGCCGGCGTTGTTTGTAGCGAGGCCACAGTAGTACGCAACCCAATTCGCCAGGTCGCGGCGGTTGTTCATGTCGATTCCGCCAAAGACAGCCTTGAGACGAGCGTTATCAAGAATGAGGGTGCGCACACCCTTCATGAGAGGCGTATCACGGTATGCCCAGAACATGTCAGAGTCCGTCAGGCGCTGGCCAGAATTCAGGCGGATGAAGATGTTGGCCAGCTGGTCAGTTGTCACAGCCTGGCCCTTCTTGGCGTAGGTGATTGTGACAGGGATTTCGCGGCTGTCGAACTTGAAGCGGTCGCTCTCGCAGAGGTCGCGGTAGAATACCTCGTTCCATGCGAACTCATTGTTCACAAAGCGCCAGATCGTCTCCATGCGGTGGCGGCCATCATAAACCTCGTAGCTGCCGTTGACCCAGTTCAGGATGCTGCTCGGCACAGGGTAGTTGTGCATGAGAGAATCGATGAGCTTCACCTTCTTTTGGCGGCCCGTCTCATTCTTCCATGCCCAGAGGCGCTGGCCTGGCGGGATGTTGATGCTCTGCGGGAAGGGGGCGCCGTCGCGGTTGAAATTATCAGCGATAGAAGACAGCTTCCAGGACTCCTCCTTGATTTCAATGCGGCGGCTGGCGTCGATCAGGGAGGCACGGGAGACCACGGTGATAGGCATCTTGCGTTAGATGTAAAGTTTTCAGAGTGTATTGCTATGAAACGTACCTACTTCAATTCAAAACTCCCATTCAATTTTTTATTCAATTTGACGCTGGGCCTCAAAATCCCTCTAAATTGACCCTATTTACCCCTTTTTCTACCCTCTCATTCAAATTGAATAAAAAATTGAATGGCGTTTTCTGGCCAATGGGAGCATCTCTTTCAAAGCTAATAACATCTGAAAGATTACTAAAATGGCCTCTATCAGCATCGTCGACCTGCTCGCCGCACTGGAGAACCACGTTGGAAAGGAGGCGCTGCTAAGCGCCATCGCCGTCTACAGCAACCCGCTGCCTGCGTCGCCTACGCAGAAGGTCGCTGTGCCCCCCGTTCCTGGGGCGCCTGTGAAGGCCCGCAAGCCGCAGAGCGAGGAGACGAAGGCAGCTGCCGCTCTGAAGCGCGCTGCGACCAAGGCCGCCAAGGCTATCGCTGAGGCTGGCGCTGAGGCTGTGCTGGCCCCTGCGCTGGTGCCCGTCCCTGTCACGGGCGCTGCGCCTGAGAAGCCTAAGAAGGTGCTCTCGGAGGAGCAGAAGGCGAAGATGAAGGCGGGCCGCGAGGCTGCTAAGGCGAAGAAGGCTGCTGAGGCCGCTGCTGGGTCCGCCCCTGCGCCCGCCCCTGAGCCCGCCCCTGAGGCTGATGGCGCCGCCAGCGACACCTCCTCTCAGAAGCGCCGCGGCCCCAAGAAGCTCAGCGAGATGACTCCTGAGGAGCGCGCTGCGCACGACAAGAAGGTCGCTGAGCGCAAGGCTGCCAAGGCCGCGCCTGCGCCTGCGCCTGCGACTGCGCCCGCCCCTTCGCCCCCCGCAGAGGACCACACGGTCTTCGCCCCCTTCACTCACAAGGGCGTGAAGTACCTGCGCAACATGCGCGGCGACCTGCTCACGCCTGAGTATGAGTGGGTTGGGCGCTACGACAGCGCCAAGAAGAGCATTGACACTGCCTTCCCCAAGCCTGCTGACCTCGACGACGAGTAAACAACTAAAAACATAAAAAACACAAAACCCCAAAACAAAACAAAAAATTTTTTTACGTAAATTTGAACTCGCCGCCCCGCTGCTCATAGTATCAACATAAGCACATATGGCATACCCTCGCAAGATCACAGCGGCTGAGGTGCTGGCAGAGCGCGAAGAGAAGCGCAAGGTAGACCCTGGTCACAGCGGCGAGGGCTTCTATGGCTTCATGCCTGTCTGTGAGTGCCCCAACTGCCGCGACCACTTCGATCCCACAGGTGAGCAGGTGGCAGCCTACCTCAACTGCGAGCCCTCCTTCTTCGACAAGAACGCCTATCTACCGAGCTTCGGTGACTCTGAGCTGAGGAAGTACTCCTTCTACCATGGCCGGCCACCTGGCATCTATGTACAGGGCATCACAGGTGGCATGCTCTTCCCATGCCCTGTGAAGGCTGCGCGCGATGCGGTGCTCTCAGAGCGACCGTCTCCTCACATCCTCCACGTAATGGTACCTAATGTGGAGGACCACTTCTATCTCAACGCTGAGGGCAACTATGACCGCTTCACCTATGTCAAGGGGGAGCTGGTCAACTACAATCAACCTTCTCATAAGGAGGTTAACCCCAATAATGTTCTTACCAAGATGACAGTCCTCAACCCTGAGAATGAGTTCGACTGGGAAGAACAGGACTTCATCCCTCTTGAAAGTGGCCCACAGCGGTGTGAAGGCTGTGAATATGGCTATCTCAACCAGCTCGGTCACATGGGTTATGGAGGCTGTCTCGAGGAGCGAAAAATCTTTGAGGAAAATTAATTCTTGCGACTTGTGCGATTCTTACGATTATTATTCTTACGATTGTTACGATTCTTACGATTTTTATGAGTCTTCGTATTGTTAAAGATATTCATAAGATGATTACTTGATGCACTAGTCCAGGCTGGAGGCGGAGGCATAGGCCCTGTAACAGCAATAAACCTCTTATGATATTCGTGAATTGTGTCTTGTATGGCTTTATTTTTAAAGAAACGCGCTCTCTTTGCGTCGTCATGCTTCAAACGATTATAGAAATGCTCTCCGTTAGGGCACATATGATTATATAAGCGTATGTGTTCTTCCATGATAGGGTATGGTTTCATGGTGTCGGGATCATTGAACGTTCCTTCATCTTTTAGAATCTTCAGTAGAGAATACATTGAGCAATTCCAAACTATATTATTGTCCATCTACTTATAGTAATATTTTGTTCAAGCTCGAGGAGCATAAAATTGAACTTACATCTTACTTATTTTTAGACACAAAACAAGATGGGGCAGTACTATTACCCTATTGTTCTCAGCGCGCACGGCAAGATTGTCGCATGGATGATGGCGCACCGATACGGAAACGGTCTCAAGCTAACAGAACACTCGTTCATCGGAAACAACTTCGTCTCTACCTTTGAGTTCGGCCTGAGCCCAGAGGGTGCCCACCACAAGTCTCGTGTCGTCTGGGCTGGCGATTACGCAGATGAGGAACCAGAGGGTCAGAACCTCTACAAGATGTGTACAGAGTATACCGAGATCATCCCTGAGACGAAGGAGACAACCAATTATCGCTTCGTCGTGAATCACAGCAAGCGTCTCTTCGTGGACAAGACGAAGGTTCCTACAAAGAACGGCTACACACTTCACCCACTCCCTCTTCTGACGGCGGAGGGTAATGGTCGTGGTGGTGGAGACTATCGTGACGGCGAGCCGCTGGTGGGCTCATGGGCTCGTGACGTGATTTCTGTGGAGGAGACAGCGCCTGACTATGAGGAGCTCCTCTTCAACCTCGTGGAGTAAAAAATTGAACATAACTAGCCCAGGTATACTTACACCTCGCAGTAAATGGAACCTCAGACAAAGAAGCAAACGCACAAGAGTGCTAAGGAGAAGGGCAAAGACCCCACGCGTCTCGGCTCGGCCAAGCACATCCGTCTTGCTGAACAACTAGCAGAGAAGCGCAAAACCACAAAATAAATTTGAACAACATAACCCATTTTTCAATGTCACCAAAATGGCGTGCCAAGCTTTCCTTCTTAGCTCTCTCGAGCCTTGTCAATACAAATGTAGCGAAGGCTATAATACTTGTATGAAGCACCGCGACTTCTATGATAAGGAGATATGGAAACAGCGCTTTCTCAGTCTTAGAAACAAGCGCTTCCTTCTCCAAGGTATCGATTGTTTACCAGACAGCCCACTCGGCCGCATCCAGCACATCATTGAATTCTCCATTAACAGCGGCAATATTGTTCTGACTGAGAGGGATGTCGGCGAAATGGAATATGTTGGCAGCCATATGTGGAACTTTCCGCACAACTCTCTCACAGATGTCTTTACGATTCTGTGCGGAACAGGAAAGATTCAGCCTAGCTGGAATATAAACATCCGCAACCACGCCGTCTACAACTACTTCAAGATGTTTGTGAACCCATCTCTAGCAAATTATATTCCATCGATGGAGTCCCGTCTTGGCCGCTTGCTAGCAAACCCAGCGACTTCTCCAAGAGATGTCTTTCAGATCTCCACTAAATTCTTCAAGAGGCGTCTTATGAAGCGGATAGATACAGAATGGGTTATAAGAGTTAACACTAGTTATAAGGCATTTATGATAGAAGCTCTTGAGATGCCTCAGATGCGCAGCCACCTTCTCCTCTCAGATGAGCAGATTATCTCTTACTTCTTCAGACAAGAGCGCGTGAAACTTTTCAAAGAACTCATAGTAAAATTTGCGTCTTTTACAAAGCCTTATAAGGATGCCGAGAAGGCGAAGCACAAGCTTCGGATGCGCCAATACAAGGAGGGAATTGCGATGGCTGTCTGGCATCCCAAGAATCTCGAGCGGTGGCTCAGCATAGGTGGCTGGCCTCTTGTCGCTTCTATAGCTGGAGACGATGGCTTGGCATAAAGTAAAAAAAATTGATGGGCGGACTTCACTTATTTATTTTTATCCAATAAAAGTAAGAATGTCCGTCAATATGAAGAACATGAAGAACAAGAAGGCGTCGCAGGAGCGCAAGGAGCGCAAAAACGCAATGGTAGAGAACGAGGCTCTTGGCGACCCTGACGTCCTCTTCGGTAAGGCGTTCAAGTCAATGGGTGGCGGTATGTTCCGCGTCTACCTGCCTAATCCTAAGCACAAGAACGAGATTATCGAGGTCACTGCGAAGGCGGTCGACAAGAATATGGCGCGCATCTGTGTGAATGACATTGTCATCGTCGTTCAGAGCGGCTCCAACTTCGAGCTGAAGGGGAATGTCAGCGCGCGGAACATCAAGAGGCTCGCAATGGAAAAGCGTATCCATCCTTCTCTTATCGAGTCAGGTCAAGGAGAAGATGATGGTATTGAGTTTGACACGGAGGAGCCTCTCAAGAAGGTGGAGGAAGAGGAGATTAATGTGGATGACATCTAAGAGATAATAAAACCAAAAAATTGATTTTTAGTTCTTGCCATTATGAGTAAAATGGCAAGAACTAAAGAGACAGCTGGGGCGAATGAGGCAGAGGATATCGCTGCGATTATCACAGCCATCAAGACCAAGAGCCCAGCTGGTCTCAAGATTATTGAGGCGTTCAAGACAGCATTTGGCTGTAACATTCTAGATGCTCGTGAGCGCGCTGGTGGTTCTCGCAGCACTCATTATGATTTCGAGGTTCTGGTAGAGTGTAAGCCGACCGTTCACATCTGGCGTCGCATCGAGCACAAGGGTAGCGCACAGTACAAGCCAATCAGCGCGGCTGACAAGCCTTGGACAGCTGGCGTCCAGTTTCATAATGGTGGCTGCGAGAAGTACAGCATTGCGAAGAAGTATGCTCGCGCCTGGTATGATATGTATATTGCGACTGGTGTAATTAAGAGGCAGTTCCAGCTGGCGGCTCCTATTCCCTCTTATGATGAATGGTTCGAGAAGGACTGTAAGACGCAGGGTCCTCCCAAGACGGCGTATGGGATTGAGCAGAAGGAGAAAGTGCGGGCTGTGCGTGGGGGCAAGAGCAGTCTTCTTGCTGAGCGTGAACCCTTCCTTGCTGGGCTGGAGTTTACAGATGCTGACAAGGAACTCTTCAAAGCTGAGGTTATTCCTGTTGTCTCAGAGGCGCTGGAGCAGAAGGATTACTGGCTGACGATTCACGGAGATGTGAAGGGAGACTTCTATGCCGCGTGGTATCCCAAGATGACAGTCTCTAAAATTAACGAGATTGTTATTACAAAAAATAGGGATGTTGAGTTCGAGTTCCGCTGCGATGACTTTGTCTTTCACGGAATTCTTCGCTGGGGGATGGGTGCTGGGTTCAGCAATATTCGGATTGATTTGAAGTAAGCTTATTAATACTTTTTGCTGCGCTTCACCTGGCGCTTAATCGCATCCTTCTCGACGGCAGGGATGAGAGAGCGCTCCCATGGGTCTTCACTCTGGTGAAGGAAGTCGAGGAGGTCGGCGAGGTCTGCGTCAGCTACAGTCCATGGGGTATTCTCCCACGTGGCTCGATGCTGCTTGGAGCGTGTGCGGCGCGCAATTGGCGAAGATGCTCGCGGCGCAGGCACTGGCTCAGGCACAGGCGCAGGAATCTCATACTCATGTACGTGAGTGTGAGCTGAGACATGTGTACGACCGCAGCCGCAGAAGTGCGTGTTGACGTGCGTGTGGAAGTGAGAGTGCATGTTCATTTTAGAGTTTGTTTCTGATGATATCGAGGGGCCCGCGATGTTCAATTTTTTGTTTAAGCCGATCACCCGAAATTTGACTGCACTTTTAACTGCACTCCGTGGTTAGAATGAATTCCCGGCGTCAAGCAATTTCCCTCTTCTCAGGATGTGGCGGCGATACTCTTGGTCTAGAGCGTGCTGGCTTCAAGGTGATTGCCTATAACGAGTTCAATAAGGCGGCTATCAAGACCCATCAGACGAACTTTCAAGACTCTAAACTAATTATGGAGACGAAGTCAAAGAGTTCAGACATCAAGAATGTACCAGATGAGGAGTTCGCAAAGTATTCTGGCCAGGCGGATATTGTCTTTGCTGGATTTTGTTGCCAAGGCTTCTCAAATGCTGGTAAGAGACAAAGTACAGACCCTCGCAATCAGATGTTCAGACAGTTCGTGCGCGTCGTGAAGCAGGTGCGTCCTCGCTTCTTCATTGGAGAGAATGTGGTCGGTCTGACCTCTATGAAGAGCGGACCCAACGAGGATGACCCTCTTATGCTTGACCTTATTCGCACAGCATTCCGCGAGATTGGCTACGATATGACATACCAGGTTCTAGAGGCTGTGAACTTTGGTGTTCCCCAGAAGCGGAAGCGCATTCTTCTTGTGGGCTGGGATTCGAGGGTGACTATGGAGCCTGCCAGCTTCTGGGCTTCTGTGAACTCATTCGGTGCTACGAAGACGATGCCGACGCTACGGTCCTTTGTTACGAACTCGATGGAGGGCGCATTCCGTCTCGCACCAGCTTCTATTCCAGAGGGGTTTGATGACTATGCTCTTGCGGTTCCTCAAGATGCTGAACCGACTGGAGTACCTCATCCGTTTATTGTGCTGAAGGCTGGAGAGAACTTGCTGAGTTGTACGAAGCGAGACAGTCCAGTCCACTCTGAGATTGTGAACTTGGATGCTCCCAGCAAGACGATTATCTGTACGTATGATCACCAGCCGCGGTTGCTGGTTGGGCTGAAGAAGCCAGATGGAACGGCCTATGCTCGTTGTCTTCTTCCAGACGAGCTGAAGCAGATTCAGGGATTTCCAGCTGATTTCAAGCTGGAGGGGAACAAGAAGGAGCAGGTTGTCCAGGTTGGAAATGCTGTTCCGCCGGTTCTTGTCGAGAGTGTAGCTACTGGAATCGCCAAGTTGCTGGCGCCAAAGATTAAGATAAAGAATATTGTAGTAAAAAATGTACTATGAATTCTTTATTACGCAGGTGTCTCAGCGGGGGCCTCCGCAGGCACTTCAGCAGGAGCCTCCGCAGGAGCCTCAACAGGAGCAGGAGCCTCCACAACCGGCTCAGGAGCAGGTGCCTCAACAACCGGTTCAGGGGCAGGTACCTCAACAACCGGTTCAGGAGCAGGTACCTCTACAACCGGCTCAGGCGCAGGGGCAGGAACAGGCGCATCATCCTTCGCACCATTTTTAACTAAGACGAAGACGCCAATGCCGTTCCAATAGGTTGACGCAGCCTCTGAGTCATAATCTGTATTGACAGAATACTCATATACTACAGAGTAGTTAATTGAAGAAAGTACCTTATAAGTCTGCTCTTTAACGCCTATTGCGTTCCAGTCATCGACAATGAGAACAAATACATCAGTAAAGACATTACTGAGGTTTTGTATACCACGTATAAGCTCACCATCAAAATAGAAATTATCATATAACAGGACGTTGGCTTTCGGTAACACGGCAACATCGATGGTCTCAGGCTTTGACACTATATTTGTAAGTTTCGAAGACTTAACGTTATTCACTAACTCTTCAGAACTACCCCCCTGTGACCAGTCATCAATGACACAGACACTAACATTGTCATTATTATTAAGGAAAGAAGCCGTGGAGCTTCCGTTCTTTGTGCCAACATCGATTATAACTGTGGCCTCACTTATATTGCCAAGATTATTATAAAATAATCTTGTTTTGCGCCCCGTAACGCCGCGCATTTTCAGAACATCCTCATCCAGCTTAGATGTTCCAGCCTCCGCTGCCGCAAAGGCATTCTTCACATGCTCAACAATCGCAGCAGAATTAGACCACATTATATTTAGAGGTTAGACTTTTTAGTAAAAATACAGGTGAGGCTCATCGTCTTCACATTTGATACATAAGCAATATGCTCGATTTCATCAATAGGAAGACCAGGAAAGAGGTCAGGATATCCATACATTGTACCCAGAACGCGCTGGTCTGTAGTCGGAGAAGCATCAATGTATCCCCCATCATGAGGAATATGAGCATGACGGCCAATGAGGAGTGGTACTGCCGTGTGCATGTCTTCTAGAATGTATAGGCCTCCAGGCTTCACATACTTCCACGCAAGACCAAGTGTCTTAACCTGGTCACTTACGCGATGACTACCATCCTCAATGATAAAGTCAACAGTTCCAGGCTCAAATGAGTTCTGTGCCAGGGTAGAAGTAAGCTGGTCAACGTTTGTGGCGTCACATACAGCAAGCGTTACTCTCTCACCAAACGTCCTCTCATTGAAATAGATTGACGTGATATCGAGGCCAAGAATCTTTGCATTAGGAAAATAGCGTTCCCACATCTGTACAGAGGAGCCGCGGAAGACACCAATCTCCAGGACCTTCTTCACCAAATCCTTCTTATCAAAGAGGAAGCGCTCATAGATAGGCGTAAAATTGTGGAAAAAAGCCTTATCAGTTGATGTCTGTATACCAATGTTTGTAAGCTCTCTATTAACCTCCATATGGTAGTAAAAAGAAGATGCTTTAAATCTCAATATTTAGAAATGAGACTGTTTCCTGGCTATCCTAAGACTGCCAATGAGAAATATGTAGAGAAGGAGCTTGTTGAAATGAGACCCTCTAGTATACCCGGTGCTGGAACAGGTGTTTTTGCTAAAAAGGATATACCGAATAACACTGAACTTGGAATTTACAGAGGTGAGTATCTCACGAATTCAGAGTTTCACAATAGATATGATGATTCTGGTCTTGGAACATATGTTTTGACAATTGATGATTTGGATGGTAGTGATAAGAAGTCTTATGTTGATGGAATAAAAAAGGGCAATTGGATTACACTTATTAACAGTCCTAAGGGAACATTAAATAAAGTTAATGTAATATTTTATTCAGACGGAAAGGCTCTTGCTAAGAGAAATATCAAAGCTGGTGAGGAGCTGTTTGTTGGTTATGGTTCCAAATACTGGAACAATAGATACTGGAAGAATACTGGAACGAGAAAGGTAAAGAAGCATTAACGTGTGTACTTTACAAGATTACTTACAGATGAACGACATTCTGGGCATGTTTTATGAACAGCTAGCCATCTTTCCAGTGCTTCGCAATCGAAGCAGTGGAAGCATGGTGTAATTCCAACAGTAGCAATCTCATTGAATGAGTTTGTAGTAATAGAACATGACTTATTCTCTTGAATAAGTGCTCTAACAAAGGTTGCAGCTGCATGAGAAGGTAGAGTGAATTTAGGTAGATCTGGATGTATTCTTTGAATTGCTGGAGGTGGAGGGGGTGTCATACGAACATCGTTATATAAGTTTCTGATAATATCCATCATTTGGGTTCTGCGTTCGCGAATCATTGTTTGATTCTGATTCTTAGATGTGATAGTATCTGGAGTTACATAGACAGGTGATGGATTGCTTGCTGGACTGGGAAGAAAGAGGTCTCTCTCAAAATCTAATACAGGAATCAGCTTATTTTCATCTGACATAATATCAATACCTGTATTCCAGAACATAATTTCTGTCTCCAAGCCATAATAGCGCAGTTTTGTTGTATGGGGTCTTGTCTCATCTGTTTGACCGACCCATACAATAAATGGTTTACTGAACTTCATGTTGTTAACTACGATGACAGATTGATCAAGCTCGTATGTCATAAATAC